GATGGTGGACTTTGTACTTATTATAGTGCAGAAGATATGATGAGAATTATATCTGCTGGTATATACCATAAGAAATATCAAATTACATATTTCAATTCTTTGAAGAATTATATCAATAGTATGGATAATATGGTTGATATATCAGAAGCATTTTATGGTATGGCTATTCCCGAAGAATATCAGTCAGAACCTTTAAAGGACATTTGGAGTCAAAGTTAATGAAAAAAGTAGTGTTTAAAAATATAGTTTTATTCTACTTCGGGTTTTCTACTTACATAACATTGGAGGTCTGTTTTAGGGGTTATTCAAGTTGGTTAATGGGAATTTGTGGAGGTCTTGCCGTTGTCATCTTGGATAAACTCAATAGTAGAATATCGTGGGATATGGATATACTATTACAAGGTTGTATAGGTTCGGCGTTGATTACTGGAATGGAGTTGGTTATTGGAGAATGTATGTTAGCCGGACTTGTACCTAAGATATGGGATTACAGTAATATGTGGTTAAACTATAAAGGTATTATTTGTTTGCCATACAGTTTAATATGGATAGGGCTTTCGATAGTTGCGATTATATTCGCAGATTTAATTAATTACTACGTTTTTTGCGAACAGCCTTGTCCTTATTATAGATTATTTGGAAAAATCATTTTTAAATTAAAGGAGAAATGAACTATGCAGAATTTAAAGAAAATTTCACCGTGGGTAGAGTATTACAGAAAGTTGGTGGCGTTATTTAAGAAAGACCCTGATATTAAGATTATTTACGATGAGGGAATCAACGTCATCAAAATGTACATTAACGGTCAGGATAAGTATGAGGCTCTTAGTCAGCTTCTTCCCTCAGAAAAGAAATTCGGTAATGTAACATTGGAGATTGAACTTATACCGTGTAATGATTTAAAGTTATCTCAGACAGATTTATTCCGTAGAGCATTTAGCGGTAATCCTGTGGTAACAGATGTAATTACAGTCGGACAGGAGATTATTGGTTCTACAAACGATTTCAATTACATTGTATTTGAAAAAGAAGTCGTGCAGTATTATGACGATTCTCTTGGCGACCCCCACGGCAATCGTTCAACTCTCTATCAGGAGATTGCTAAAGAAGTATTTGGAGAACAGGACGGTATTTATTTCTGTACTGATAAAGAATAAAAATAATATTTTGATTTTAACAGGCTATCACTTTGGTGATAGTCTGATTTATTTTAAGGAGTGATATTTATGGCAGCTATTGACGGAAAAATATTATTGACACATAACCCTTGTTACAAAACGTATCAGAAAATGACACCAAAGGGTATTGTAGTACATTCAACAGGAGCAAACAATCCTTATATTAAAAGATATGTTGCTCCCGATGATGGTGTAATCGGAAAGAACGATTATGGTAATGACTGGAATCGTAGTAGCACAGAAGTATGTGTACACGGTTTTATTGGAAAAGATAAGAATAATAAAGTTAAGTTCTATCAAACACTTCCCTTTGATATTTGTTGCTGGGGAGTTGGTGGAGGTTGGAAAGGTTCATACAATTACAATCCTGCCTATATTCAGTTTGAAATGTGCGAGGATGGTTTGAACGATAAGGCTTATTGTAAGGCTTGTTATGATAAGGCAGTTGAGGTTTGTGCTTATCTCTGTAAAAAGTATGGAATAAGCGTATCTAATATTGTATCTCATCACGAAGCGTATCTCAAAGGCTATGGCTCAAATCACGGCGACCCTCATAACTGGTGGGATAGATTTGGTTATACTATGGACGGATTCAGAAAAGCTGTTAAGGTTAAGATGAAGACTACTACCAAAGTAAAGACTAAAAAGAAATGTAATCTTTATAACAAAGACTATAAAGACCCTGTAGGTAAAACTTCGGGCAGTATTTCTGTGCCTAAAGGTACTGAACTTGTTTGGGTATCGGACGATAAATACGGTTGGAGTAAAGTTAAATTCCATAATGTAACTTATTGGATTCTTAATAGCAATCTCAATAAATCTAAACTTTCGTCTTGCCCGACTATGAAAATGTCAAAGAGCGTTAAAGGTAAGAAAGTTAAGAATGGAAAGTTTGTAGCCGAGAAAACTATTAAGAAAGGCGAAACTGTAAAAGATATTTGCGTAATTGAGTCAGGCAAGTATGCTGGATATTCGTATATCAAGAGAGTGAAATACGGTACATATTATTATGTAAAATTATAAGAAAGGACTGATAGTATGAGTGAATGTTATGCAAGTGAATTAGTAAAAGTCGCTAAGAAAGAACTTGGTTATATTGAAAAGAAGACTCGTCAGAATCTTAGCGATAAAAAAGCAAATGCTGGATACAACGATTGGAATAAATACGCAGAGTTTTTTGACAAAAACCATCCCGAATTTTACAACGGTGCTAAAAACGGATTTTGGTGGTGTGATATTTTCGTAGATTGGTGTTTTATTAAAGCGTTTGGGTATGAAAAGGGCAGACAACTTCTTTGTCAGCCGTTACATTCTTGTGGAGCTGGGTGTACATATTCTGCTCAGTATTATAAGGATAAAGGACAATTCTATCCTCGTAGTGCAGAGCCTAAAGTTGGCGACCAAATTTTCTTCGGACAAGGAGAGCCTTATCATACTGGAATTGTAGTTCAGGTAGATAAGACTTATGTATATACTATTGAGGGTAATACAAGTAGTTCATCTGTTGTAGTTGCGAACGGCGGTTGTGTAGCTGCTAAAACTTATGTGAGAACATATAGTGAGATTTATGGTTATGGTAGACCTAAGTTTGACAAAGAGCCTGTTAAGAAAAAGAAGAAGTATTACAAACTTATAAATAGAACAGGACTTTATAAGAAAGCCTATAAGGATATAGTCGGCGGTACATCTGTACCCGAAAAATATCTTGATAAGGGTACTACGATTGAATGGATTTCAGATGATAACTTCGGTTGGAGTAAAATCAAATATAGAGGTACTTCGTATTATATCTTCAATTCTCATATTCCCGATGAAAAGTTATCACCTTGTAAATCAGGTGTTGTATTGAACAAAGATACTTTCGGCTATCGTGTTTACAAGGACGGTCACAAGGGTAGTAGAAAACAATTTCGTAAAGGACAGAAGTTTACTGCTATCTGCGTAATCGAAGAAGGTAAATATAAGGATTGGACTTATGTTCGTATTAATAATAAGAAGTATTATCTGAAAGCTAAATTGTTATAAAAAAATTAAGGGTAGAGAGAAATTCTCTACCCTATTTTTTACGATTTATAGATTATCTAAAGACTTAACAGCTAAATATCCCTCAGCTTCGGCAAAATGAATGTAAGTATCGAGAGTGATTTGAACGCTTGCGTGACCTAAAAGTGTGGATATTGTCTTAATATCGACTTTATTTTTGAAAAGCATATTTGCAAAAGTGTGTCTGAGGGAGTGCGTACTGCCTTTATTAATTTTCGTATTTTTAATAATTCTGCGGAAAGTTCTATCGTATTGTTGTGGAGCAAGGATACCGCCGTTCTTAGCACAAACAATATATTCACTTTCGGGGTATTTATCGCACATTCTTTGTAAAGCTGTTTCAGCGGTTTCATTTAAAGGTATTTTCCTATCTCCTGAGTAGGTTTTAGTTGTTGTTACAATAGTTTCGTAACCTGTAGCTTTACCGGTAGAATCCCTTGTTTTTACAGTTTGAGCATTTTTGCCGATATGAAGTGTATGATTTTCTTTATCCCAGTCTGATTTTTTTAAAGCTATAATCTCGCCTCGTCTTGCTCCTGTGTTAAGCTGCAAGATATACGCTTCTCCATATAAATAAACAGGTGTTTCAGCGTTTGGATAAATTCTACGACATTCTTCTATAATTAATCGGGATTCTTTTTCTGTGTAATATACCATTTCGGATTTTTGGAAACTGGATTCTGACGGCATTTGAATCCCCTCAATAGGATTATGTGAAATATGTTTCTGAGATAAAGCATATTTCATAACCATATTTACGCCATCTCGTGCTTTCTTTACTCTTGAATAAGATAATCCTTTTGCTTTGAGGTCGTTAAGCATATGTTGAATATCTGTAGTTTTAATTTCGGATATTCTTATTATACCGAGATAAGGGAATATCTGATTTTTAAAACTTGTTTCAAGAGCGTCATAGCTGGACGCTTTTATTGTGGGCTGTTTAAAAGTTACTAACCAATTAGTTGCGTATGTTTCAAATGATGATGTTACGGGGCTGATATGTGTTTCAGCGTTAAATTGTATCATTTGTTTTTGAACTTCTGTTTTTGTATTACCCGAAAAATATACGACTTCGGGTTTACCATTGGATTTGTAGTTGCCCGTGCGGATTCTACCGTAGAATTTGTTTCCACGTTTATAGATGTTTCCCGTGCCTTTAGGTCTTCTGTTAGCCATTTTTAAACTCCTTTTTTAACTATATTTCAAGATAGTGCTACATTTTAGCGATTTGTAGCACTATTGTAGCACTATTTTTTGATACTAAATGATACTAAATGGTAAAACTCTAATTTTGTATTTAAAGTAGAATATATGTTCTATATTCAATTATATCATAAAAAATAAAAAATGCAAGTTTAATAAAGATTTTTATATTATGCTCAAAAATGGCTTGTCTATGCGGTTTTTAAAGAAAAATCACCCTGATTTCAAAGGAAATCAAGGTGAAAAATTGGAGGCGACTGGCAGATTTGAACTGCCGAATCAGGCTTTTGCAGAGCCGTGCCTTACCACTTGGCTAAGTCGCCTTATATGCAATTTTAGGTTTTGCAGACCTTAATTCCCTTTTCAATTTTTGGCTTACCGCCTATGTTTTTTAATAATATTTTTTAAAGTGTAGCACTATTGTAGCACTATCGTCAATAAACAAATGTTTTATTGGTATATTTTTCAAGCCATTTTTCAAAGTTTTGTTTAGTGATATACAGGCGATTATTTAATTTAAAAGAGGGAAACCCGTCACTCCGCATAAGTTCATACGCCTTAGTCTTCCCCAAAGATAACAAAACCTGTATATCCTTGACTGTGTAAATAGTTATATCATATTCTTTTTTATTTGTCAATGTGATTTCTCCTTATAAACGTAGGGGTAGTTTTGAAACTACCCCATTTTTTTACTTTCTTTTCTTCTTCTCAGCTTTTATACCAAGTCGAAGTCTACGTTGAATAGTATGTACAGATTCTTCATCGAGAACCGTAAGACTTATCTTCGTATCGTGTTTTGATTTAAGATTACCAAGAAATTGAGTAAACTCGTTTACTATTTCTTCGTTATCATTTTCAATATCGACAACATATCTTGTCATTGACATTCCACCTCTGTATTATTTTGATACTACATTTTGATTGAGAGTGTAGCATAAAAGTAAAATAATTATGTTTTATTGCTATTGTTTGCAATATATTCAATCATTTTTTCGTAGCAATTTTTACATATTTCGATTTTCTTACCCACCGAAACATCTGTTGCTAACAACGTATCAGCTACTTTGTCATATACTCTTTTATAAGTTATTTTTTTAAATTTTACTAAATTTGATTTGCTTACTTCCTTTTTACAAAAATCACAAAGTATTACTTTCATTACTAACCTCTTTTAACGCAATCTCAATATCGTTCTTATCTACATTCTGTAAGATAATATCATCTCTATACCAAGCCCAGTTACCACTCTGATTCAGTTCACCAAACTTAGCCCAAAATTCATCATCAGCGTCCGGAGATGGATTATTATAGGATTTTACCAACTTGATTTTTTCAAGTAAATCCATTTTGTATCTTGACGTATTATAGAAAATCTTAGGCAGAGAAATAATATATGACTTAGCACTCGGAAACTCTGCTTTGAGTATTTCAGTAAATTTATTTTCAATTTCTTTGAATTTCTCTTTGCTTTCAAAGAATCCGAAAAATTCAAAAGTACAAAATGCTTGATGTTCTACGGTTACACCGAATTGCAATCTCATCGGGATATTTGTTTCTTTGGTATGCTCATTATTGAGAGCGTAATCACATAAATCTTCGATACCTTCTTTGTGGTCTTCAAGGAAAGATTTATGGTCGTAGATATTGTCGGCTAAAATATAATAGCCTTTTGAATCATAATATTTTAATTCGTTTTCCATTTGTTTCTTCCTTTGTTTATTATTATTTGAATTGTTTAAATATCGTTAATGATACTATATAAAAGGTGTTTGATGACCTCTACAGTCCAGCCATTACCCAACATTTTATAAGCCTGAGAATCACTAACAGGAAATTCATACCACTCTGGTACTGTCTGCAACATTTTACATTCATCGACTGTCAATTTTCTAATTATGTAATACCCGTCATTGAGTTTAATGGGGTATAATTTGCCTTTTATTTCAATTTGACCCTCATTAATGAAATAAACAGGATATGTTTTACCGTCTGTAGCCGATACCGCCTTTATAGGTTTATTATCTTCAAATTCAACAGGAATTGCATATAAACCTGTTTTACCACCAGCACCGCCACCATTGGCTTTTAGACCCACTGATTTATGGTCTATATCATATACTCTAAACGCTTGTGATGTACTCAATTCGCCGTTTGGTCGGGGGAGAGAGCCTACTTGCTTTGGTGATAGTGGCTCTGCTACTCCCGTTGCCCCATATGTTGATTTATATTTACATATATTAGCTACGCTTGTTTGTTGATACTGTGCTTTAATAGTTTTTGATTTGCCATCGTTGGTTATGTTGACAGGTTCAAAAGCCATTTGACCTTGATGTTTTTTAAAGTATTCTCTTGTAGTAGTTCTACCTATACTGCCGATAATCGCCCTTGATTTTTCTCTATCTGCGTTAATTATATCTCGGAGTATAATTCCTCTATCTTCCGGCTGATTAATATTGGCTTTCCGATAACTGCCGTCCTCTTGTAATATACCACACCAATAATATCTTTTACGACTTTGTGCTGACACAAGTGCAGAATCTATCATAATAGGTTCAAATCCAAATGTTTCAGAAATACTCTTATAGATTGCTCTTGACATTGATTTATTATTTTCATATAGAAACGCTTTCGGCTTAACTTCTCGTATTGCTCTAACATACTGAGAGAATAAATCCCAACCTAAACCACTTGCTTCGATTTCACGATTGTTTTTCTGTGCGATACTCCAATATGTGCAATTATGTACAATAATATTATCTACAGTATAAGAATGGTCTTCTGTGGTTTCAATGTTATAAACATCAGTATCTATCATTTCTTTTTCAATAGACTTGATTCTTATTAATAATTTATCTCCGACTATTTTTACCGATTTATTTAAAGTATCGGTTATAGATATTTGGCTATTATATGAAATATTTGTCTTACACATACCGCTGGGGAGCATTTTATACTCTCCATTTCTTACGGAAGTGGTGGGATATTTCCCAAATAATTTACCCGTCAATAAACCGATTGAAAGAATTAAATCTTCACTTGAACTACACCACATAACCGTATTTGGTCTATCTTTACGCTTATAACCGTCACCTGAAATATATCCCTCCCAAATTTGTAATAATTGCTCTTTGGGTAAATTTAATATTTCATCGGGTATATATTTGTTTAATGCTTTTTTATTTCCAAAATACGAATATAATTCTGTTAATCTTTCAGATTTAATAAAATATTCTGGTACTGGTCTGTCTTTATGTATCACATAATAATCCACACCTTTTAAATGTTTTTCAAATTCTTCAATTTTTGATTTTCCAACGGAAATAATAACCTTATTTTTTGTTTTGGAAAGATAACCGTCAGCAATTGCTCTACCAACTAACCATAATAAATCATTTGAATAATTTAATTTTTCTGATGATTGATTTATATTAACACAAACATAATCATCTGTCGTTAGTTCATCGGTTCTTACAAAAACAAATGAGTTGTTTCGATAAACATAAACGGGGTGGTTACCCGTTATATTTATTGTTTTATTTCCACAAAATCTTATATGATATAAATGATTGGTTTTTCGTTGATATAATCTCGATACTGGTCTATATCTATTTTTATGGGTTAAAACCATATCCCCAATTTTTATATCAACAATTCTTTTATAACCCTTATCGGTTTTTATTTTTGAGTTTGCTGGTACACAAGGACTTCCTCCAACAAGAAAATCAATATCCTTGTATTTAGAAAAATCTGCTTCAAAGACATCTCCTAATTCTTCTACATTCGGAAAATTATGCTGCGTAGTTTGAATAGCATATTTATCTATCTCATAAGCATAATAATTATCAACCTTAATATCTAAACCGAGGAAAGCCAACATACCGCAACTCATTCCATCAAACAAGCTGAGTACGGAAATACCCCCCCCTACTTTCTTATTGAGTATATTATTCATTAAATTCCTCCAAATTTACTATTTAAAATCATAATTTTATTATTCTATATTAGAATTATATTATTCTTTCAAGTTTTTGAATAACTCACTTTTAAAAAATATATCGTGTACACCGTGGGAAAACAAAACAGAATCATAGTTTTTATCAGGGATATAGCCGTGTTCTTTATACCATTCCTCCGTAATAATCGTTACGAAACCTCGTTTTGGTACGCCTTTCTTCAATTCTATTGGTATCTCCCAACCTTCTACATCGCCAAACTCTCCAACCTTTTTAAAATCAAGACTGTTGGCAACTTTCTTTACTAATTCTTCGATTTCTTTCTGTTCTTTATCGTCTACGACAGCAAGTAATAGCCAATCAATCTTATAGTCAGCCATACGTTTTAATTCGCATTTTAACCACGCTTCATTAATCAGATGTATTAACTTTGCTTTTCCCATTTTTCTTCCCCACAATCATAGAACATATTAATAAAGCAACTATATAAAGTGTTGCTCCCGTACAAAGAATAAACTCATAATTACCATTTGTTGTATTTAAGATAATTTCAGAAGTATTATTACCTGTAAGACCAGCTATAGCCCAAGCTGATAATGCAAGACCGTGAATTTGAGATATAGACTTCATACCATATCTTTCAGAGAGTAGTGCCGGAAGTGTTGAGAAACCGCCACCGTAGCCAGCATTTATTATTAATAAGAAAGCAATTACAATTATTGCTAATACAATATTTACTGCTCCTAAGACCGAATGTGTTAAAACCGTTAAACCCGTAATTAATATACAACTCGTAAATATAATCTTATAGATTGTATTGCGTTCTTTAAGTTTATCGGATAATGTTGAATAACCGATTCTACCAAGAGCATTAAATGAAGCTGAGATTGAGGGAATCACACTAACCATAATTCCTAAACAAGCCATACCTGTAAATGCTGTTGTTAGTATCTGCTTTTCGTAGGAAATAATCATTAGACCACAATGGATATTTAAGAAGAACATTAACCATATACCTATAAATTGCTTATCTTTAAAGAAATGCAATCTATTTGATTTTGTAGATTGTGGTTCTTCTACCCACCCGTCAGGTTTCTTCAAAAGTAAGTGACCGATAAACATTATCACAAAATAACAAGCACCTAAAATATAAAACATATTTGAGATACCATAATTAGTTTGTAGTGTTTCCATAATCGGAGTAGCAATAGCTTTAGCAAGACCAAATCCCATAATCGAGATACCTGTAGCAAGACCTTTGTTCTCACTAAACCACAGCATTAGCGTTTTTACAGGAGTTAAATAACCTACACCTAAGCCGATTCCCATTATTACACCGTAAAAAAGATAGATACCGAGTAGTGCAGCCCAACCTTTAAAGAACATTATTGAGAATCCCGTACCGACCATACCTGTTGTAAAACAGATACAAGCGATTAATGAGGATTTATGTATATCTCGTTCAACAAACTTACCGGCAAAAGCAGCAGACATTCCTAAAAAGAATATCGCCAATGAGAACGCCCAACCAACAGCGAACGGACTCATATTTATCTGTTCTGCAATAGTTTGTTTAAAGGTAGACCAGCAGTACACAGTACCTACTGATATATGAATTAATAAAGCTGGAATCGCAGCCCTTAACCATTTATTATTCATTTATTATTTCCTTTCATCTGAGTTTTCTATACTTTTTAATATTAAGTCTGCACACGAAGGACAGACTATAAAACTTTTTGAACTATGTAAATGTACAATTCCTTGAATAGAAACTGCATATTTAAGCCCATATGGTAAAATCCCACCACACCTATCACAATGTTTAATTGTTGGCATTATCATTCTCCTTTTCTTTCGGATAACTATTTTGTTTCTTACAAATATGAGGTAATCTACAGATAGGTTCATACCATTCTCCGCATTTCTTACACTCAACAACCGTAAATGCAAACCACGGTGGATAATTAGGATTTTTTCTATCGGGGAGAAAGCGAGGATTATATTCTTCTTTGTTGTTCATATCAATACACCGACATAGTCGCAGTTGCTATTGACGGGCAAACTTGCATACCCATCAAAGTTTTATTTTTAACATCAGCCGTAGAAACAAATTTATTAGCCAAGATAGGCTCTAAATAATCGGGAATAACAAGATATTTCGGATAACATTTGAACATCAACCAAAATGTATTGCGTTTTATTGCGATAATTTCTAAGACCGTATCAACGTCAATATCATTTTCTCGCTTAATTATGGCAGCTTCTTTTTTAATTATATCCATCTCTCAATACCTCGCTTGTCTATCTCGGCTTGTAAATCAGCTAAAAATCTCATCCAATCAGGCTTATTAATTTTCTCGTCACCGTAACCACCGAATTTCTCAGCGTCACGGATATCACATTCCATACAACAAAGAGTCTTGTTATCAATCTCGGAGATAAGAGGACGGATAAATCCTATTACTATACTCGGCATATATGTCTGTCTACCACAGGCATAACGTACCGCACAATTAAGGATTGTACCGAAATCTTCATTATCGGGAGTGATAACAATGTTCGCTTTTAGGGGTATATTTTGATTATTTTTCATTTTATGACCTCATAAATTAATAAAATATAAAATCTCATTTTAGATTTTGCACAAAAGTATGAAATTCATACCTTTGTGCTGTTCTCTATATGTAATATTGTGCTATTCTTTTTAACTTCTTTGTAGCAGTAGAAATGTGCCTTGATACTGTAGAGATATTCAAGCCTAATTCTTTGGCAATATCTTTCATTTTCATTTGATTATAGTAGTATAAAGTAAGACATTTCTTCTGCTTATCAGTTAATTCATTCTGAATAGCCTGTCCTAATATTCTTTTCATCTTGTTTATCGAGTGAGAATTACCCCCCCCCTAAACTCCGATGAAAAAAATTATAAGAAATCATATCTGCATTTTTGTCTGTAATATGTATAGTTCCCATTTATCTATCCTTTACTTATACTCTATAAAATTCTCACCATACTCAGCATTAATCATATCGAACACAGTACCCATACCAAGACCTTCTTTGCTCGGAGTCCATATCTTCTTTGGATTCCAATTTACCCAACCCATCTCATCGGGTTCTGTACTTGCTTTCGGGTCGTAATAAGGGTTATCAGACCATTGACCGCCGTTAATACAGTAGTTATATTGCTTTGGATGAGTTTCTTTGAGAATTAAAAATCTCTTATCTCCGTCTTTTTCTAAGTGCGAGCCAAACGCACAGTACAAGCACCCAGTCCTTTGACAGCCGGTACAATGAAGTTTCCCGTTTTCAAGAGTTTCAATTTCACCATATAAAGAGCAAATATCAAGATTATATCGTTTTATATAAGCGAGAACATCTTGCTCAGTCCAAAATGATAAAGGTTGTGAAGTGACTTTCTTACTATCAAAAGCGTTGCAACCGTGTCTTATCCACGCTTGTTTTCTCGCTCGGCTTTCATCAGTCATTGTACCAATATATGGATACTGTTTGTGTTGTCTGCCGTATATACCCATTGGAGATTTTTTCATTACAGTACAACAATAATGAGATATTAAAAATGGCATTTGACATAAGGGCAACCATTTTTCTTTGTTATATAATGATTTTTTACCCGTATTCACCGCCATCATTAAAGAATCTTTGTCCTTGCAGTTCTTTTCGTTTTTTATAGGTATGTTTGTATTACATTTTGGCGATACATACCCAACAACATTAATCTTCGTGCGTTGTTTTGCTGAGTTGTTTTGCTGAAAGGTTCGCTCTCCTAATAGTTCTTTTCTCTTGCGAATCGGAGTTTTCTGATAAGATTGAGAACTCTCTCTCTCTCTCTCTCTCTCTCTCTCTACGGGTTCTCTAATAATTCTTCGGGCATAGTAAATACACTCAGACACTTCCTTACTAATTACAGGATACCCGTAATTAGTTATCACATCTACAAAAGACATTTTCGGTCTTATAAATGTAGCACCTTTCGACCTTGCAAATGCTTGAATCTCAGGATATTCAAGACCCGTATTGCTAAATACCACAGGTACATCGGGAATAACCTTACGCACCAAATCAAGTAAGACTGTACTGTCTTTACCGCCGGAGAACGATACACAAACACCATTGGGAAAGTGATTAGCAAATTCCTTTATTCTTGTAAGAGTGACAGCAATTTTCTTATCTAAATCCCAAGACTGCATTTCTTTTAGTAATTCTTTTGTGAACTGGTGTTCAGCCATATTTAACATCACTCCATATAATTGTTGTTTATAATTTTTACTTTTAAAATTTATCTTTTATCATTTATAATTTCATACAAATAACTGTCTACAAGATTTCCATTCAAATCTCTACCTGAGTCGTGGAAATGATGTATATAACCATTATATTTTTTACAAAATTTATCGTAATGTTTCTTTACAGGATTACCACCTACAACACGCCATTCAATCTTGTGATGTTGATTTACCAATTCTCTTAATTTCTTAAACAAATCCCTACCTATAATCGGGTTGCCTTTGTCAAAAGAGATTAAGCCAAAATTGTGTACCGTATCAGTAACACAGTAAATTTGATATGACAAATAACCAATTACATTATCATTATCATCAACAAACGCATAACGATAAGTTCCTTCTTCTGGTTGTAGATTAGGAATCTCTGTTCCACAATCGTATCCTATATAAAAGTAATAATCTTCTGTATATAGCAACTCTGTAAATTTTGTTAGAATAATATCTTTATATAATAGAGCTGGTTTTAACACTATTTCACCTCTTAAAAGACTTATTTTAAATATAAGATTATGTGGGTGGGGATTTGCACCCCACAGGGTAGTTCTCAAATCAAAGTTTAGACAGCTACTTCTAAAGTTGTTAGATGAGATTATAACTACCTATAAACAACGTCTACCTATTCCGTCACCACATAAAATTTATCTCCATCGTTCTATCTTCTCAGCAAGACACCTTTGACAATTTACGAATATCCTATCACAACAATCATATCTCTTACCGTTAGCCCATTCGATGAATCGTCTAAGCCATCTTGCTATCTTATGATGTATCGGTTCTTCTATTTTTCATTACACCGCCTTTTTGTTTACATTTTCAATACGCTCTTTAGCAATATCGAAATACTTTTTATCTATCTCAACACCTATGAATCGGCGGTTATTCTGTAAGGCAGCTACACCCGTAGTACCACTACCCATAAAACAATCTAATATCAAATCATTCTCATTAGAATGTTTAATAACTAAATCATTTATAAGGGCTATTGGTTTTTGAGTAGGGTGATTTGTACGTTCTTTGCCGGAGCAAATAGGATATGTATAAATCCCCTTGTCGTATTCGCTATTAAAGGTAGGCTTGCTTTGTTTTACACAAGTAATAAAATACTCACTTGAATTAGACAAATAATTTAACTTACTATTAACAGGAATAGGATTCGTTTTATCCCATCTACATAATCTAAATTGCTTAAATTTGTGAATTTCACCCCAGTATTTCAATTCGTTGATTTTCCAAACGTCATAGAAAATTAATAGCGTACCGCTGGGTTTTAACACTCTATAGTATTCATCGAACAAGAAGTCCATATTTAACTCTTTTTTATCCCATTCACCAAAATCTGTTTTAGGTGGGGTTTTACGATGTTCTTTGCTATTAGAGTTATTCCAAGAACCGCCTTTATCAAAATTAGATTTCTTAGAAATTAAATAGGGGGGGGTCAATCAGTATCAGATTAATGCTGTTATCAGGAATCTTTTTTAACACCTGTAAACAATCACCTTGAACAATCTTATATCGTTTATTACCCACTTTTTACTTCCTCCGTATCTGTTGCTTATGTGTATTCCCAAAATACTTTGATTTCGGAGATTTTAATATTTCAATAGATGAGCCGTTCTTAAATCCAACAAAAGCACCATTTTCATCACTTTTTGCTAAACATATTTCATCTTTAGCTTTATCGGATATTTGTTGAATAAAATCAAACAATACTTGTATTTCTCTATTGTTATATGGAGTCATAACAAAATGGGTTTCGGGTTCTAAAACACATTTACTATATATCCAAATATATTGAATAAATGATTTCCTTAATCTTCCTCGGAAAGACATAACATTAGAATCATTTTTACATATAATTTTAAGAATCATTTTCTGATATGCAGTTAAATCAAACCCCAAATAATCTTGAACAAATTTATCGAGATGAGATGAATATTCATCTCTGATTTGTAAGAGATACCCACTATCCATATAAATACCACCTCTGTCTACGAGAAAAGGATTTAAAACTTTTTCTATCTCAGTCATCAAAAATCCAACCTCCAAAACCATCTGAACGCATATATGATTGATTGTTTTGCCTCTGTGTTTGAACGATTTTTATTTCTTTGTTATCTAAAGAAGAAATACGAATATAATGTGAAAGTAGAATTTTGCTTGATTTAAACGCTTCTAAGAGTTGTAATTTAATTTCTTCTTTAGACTGTTCAAATAACTTAGAAAAGTAATAATAAGCACCAATTTCAAATCCATATCCAATCTCAGGGTGATGAACAATATAAATATCATTCACAGTTTGAATAGTATCACCATACATTAAAAGCATTTACTTCCTCCGTAGCCAACATATAATAAATACAATTGCAATTCCAATAATGTTTCCCAAAATAATAACACAAGTTCTTTCCATTATTTACTCCAATTCTTCAATTTCAATTCCAAGTTTCTTCAATTTCAATTCCAAGTTCGTTACAATGTTGTTTGATGTATTCATATTCCTCATCGGTTACTATGAGGCAACTGAGTGGAGTATCGCTCGAATAAGTTTGAGTAAACCTTATACTTTTATCCGGTAATACTTCGGAAGTAATTTCGTCTTCAAACAATACTTTAATTGGCTTATCCACCTTTAGATTTCCTCCAAGAAATCAAAACCACTCATATACTTGTTATACTCATCAATCAATAAAGGCAGCACATTAGGTATACTACTCAATTCACCATTCATAAAATCATAGAACGGGTAATAGGGCTGACAGTAATCAGAATCAAGAATCATAACATTATCAATGTCATTCCATTTCTGAATGTCATCGGTAAACACAATATCAATCTCAAAATCATAATTTAGAGTTCTGCTCTTATTGCGTCTTTTGACTTCAAGTTTTACTGTTACTGTCTTTGATAAAACAAGCGTAGCCTGTTTATGTACCCAAGTACCACCTTCGTGGAATCCGTATTTGAGTAAATCTTCTTTTGTTGTGTTTCCTTTTAATTTAAAGCGTTTAATTTTCATTAATAAAACTCATACTCCCTTTTAACAAAATCAACTGCTGTGTAATACAAATCATTTATATCACCATCATTTTCAATGTGGTAATCATATTCAAAATTCATAACATCAGCGTCAGCCATATTGGTCGTAATCAAGGGAATATTGCGGTTAGTGACAAGAATTGTTTTACAATCCTTTATCTCAGCTTTGAGCCGAGCAATATCTTTCGATTCACGAATATGTATAAACAACATACAATTCACAGGATTGTTAATAAATGATTTAATCTCCTGTAAAACAGACTGATGTGGTAAATCATTGTAAGCAGAAGACAATTCTTTGAGGTCAGATAAAAACTTTCGACTAATATCTAACTTATCGCCCTTCCAACCAAGAACTTTTGCAGCTTCTTTAATCTTGTCAACCGAAGAAAAACTATAAGCAAATTTAGCATAAGGATTATTGAAATTAAAGTAATCCTGTAACGCCATATTTACCTGTTCGACAAAAGTATCTTTACCACAACCGCCTGAGCCGTTAATAATAAAAATCCTTTTTTCTTCGGGTCTTACCTTAAATATTTCCATTTTTTCTCACCTCTAATCTACTAATCGTATATCAATATCATCAAGTGTATTCATTAAATCTATCTTTTCAGACAAACTCATTTCTTTAAACATTTGATTAAGAGTTTCTTCTAAACATTCTTCGCATAGTGCCGACTCTCCATAAGAATCGTTTAAGTAATAATCAGCATATACATCAGATACGTCAGCACAATCATCACAAAATTCAATTTCTCTCGGAGAGTTCGGACAAGCACTTCCCAAACAAGGTAAACCCACAGAAGTACAACCTACGCAATTATCGTCAATTCGTTTCATTTTATAAACCTCTGAGGAATGACACAAACGTAAGACCCCATACGAAAATAATAAAGATACCGGCTATTACGATTCTTGTCATATTTCCATTGTTTTTCGGAGTATTTGCTATTCTGAAAAATTGTATTTCGTGATATAAAGCATAAAACCAATCAATACTTAGAATCACAGCAAGTATTAAACATACAATTCTCATTCTGATACCTCTTTTTTGTATTTACCACAGCTTCTTGTTTCAGGACAATAACCGAGGACTTCACATTTAGGCTTCATAGTAATTTCAATAAGCGTCTTCCATTCATCTGAGTATTCTGCAAGTTTATTGGTATACATTCTAAATAATTCTCTGTATTCCCAATACGCTCTTGAACACATACGTTGCCTTGACATATCAATTACATTACGAACATTACGTCTATCTACAATCTTTGTAGTCATTCCAAGAGGTAATATCATTCCTATATCTTCTCTCGGTATGTTGTGACTCTCTAACATTCGAGCCGTTGTGCTGATTACTTCCATAGTAGCTTTGTAGACTTCTTCAACTTCCTTATCTTTAGAAATCGACTCAGGTGTAATATATCCAAAGTCTTTATAATCAATATATCGTGTACTTGCCTGTAATCTCGTTGGAGAGCCACCTATATGGGTGTACCATTCTCGAATTACTCTTGCCGAGAATCCATCAATCACAGCTTCAATATTTACAAATTCAAGAACTCTACCGTGATTAGCTTTAATACAATCCATACCACGCTTGTAATTCTTTTCATCATCTGTAATATCTGCTCCCCAACATACGCCAGCACGTTTACCTATTAATGTAATAGGGTTTGTCGTAGTTTCGGGTAAAATTGTTACTGTTTTCAAATCAATCACCCCTTCCGAATAAAAGTAATTCCCACAAATCTTTGACATTTCTCAAAGGGTGTTCATCGCCATCAATAGTAACGTCACCCTTTTTATATTTCTCACCGAAATTCAAATCATAAATATAATATGAAATCCAATGATTTTCTAAGTCGTTCATAATCATTTCAAGTAAATCAACCACATCATCAATCATCGTAGGATAGAAAAGAGTAAATTCGTCTTTATCTGTAGGCTTATTCAGTTTGGCTAATTCGCTTTCAAAATCAAAAATTGCCTTAATTCGTCTAAGGTATGTGCAGAAATCCTTATAAGTAACAATTACTTCTTTGTTTAAAAATGAATTAGGTTCAAACTTAACTTTCTTAGGTTTCATTCATAAACTCCTTTAGTTTCTTTAAAGTTATAGCTTTACCATTAAGTCTAAATTTATATGGGATTCTCGCTTTACTCATAGCGGTCAATTCTTTTATATCAGGAATACAAGACTTTTCCTCAGTCCACATATAAACCTTACCCTCTTTGATAATTTCAAATTTCATTATTAGTATTTACCTTGTTTAAACAATAATTATGTAATGGGTATATCTTCGCTACAATCAATAAAGTAAGATACCGTACCCTCATATTCACCAGCAACAGCACGACTATCAATATTAGCGTTCAGCGGAGAAGTAGCAGAGCCATTCTGAATATCATCATCAGTAAACTTTACAATTACGTCCGGCTCTTTGTTGAATCCCCAGTTACCGCTTAGTGTCATTCCCGCTGTCACATTTGGCTGCGTCTTATGTGTCATCTCAATACAATGACGATTATTAAAGTTACTTACTGATACCTTAATCGCATAACCATCTTCAATACTTGCATTTGTAACAGCAACTTCACCACCTACAGAAGTATCAAGCGTTTCGGGAATCGAAATGTCAAAATGACTATACAGATGTGAAGTTACTGCAATCTCGCCCGAACCTACATTCTGATTATAAGCATTAAACTCAGTAGCCGAAGCTGAGAATGTACAACCTACAATAAGCATTACTGCCATAAGCAAACAAATTATTTTCTTCATATGTGTTTCTCCTTTTTTAAATTGATTTTATTTCTATTTTCATACTTGCGTTATTCAACGCTTTTTTATCAGCCAAACTATAACAATCATAGACAATTTTGCAGTTCTTATAAGTGCCTTTTGCTAAGATTGTGTTTAACTGAATATCTTTTATTCGATGGTCGGGTTTAAGTAAACCCGACCTATATATAAGAGTATTGTCGGAGAGAAAAACAGAGATTCTAATATAACAGTTATTTGATTTTGGATTGTAGAAGTCTACTGATTGATTTCTTTCTCCCGATACTAACTCTAACCCGTTTGATGTGGGTATTATTATTTGTTTTTCATTACTACTCGGAGTAAAATCAAGACTTTGCGATTCTGTGGTGTTTTGCTTATTTGAAATTTGCGATTCTGAGTCTGTTACATATATAATGCTACAGAGAATTATAATACAAATTCCCATAAGCACCATCATTATATTAAACAGAACCGAAGAAGACTTATCTGATTTCTTTTTCATTTCTTCTCCTTATCTGTACTACCGAAACCGCCGTTACGTTCTTTCTCAACATTATCATCGTCAACAGTAAAATACTGACTAAATATACCTTGACAGAAAGCCGAGCCTTTTGTTAATATAACAGGTTCATTACCATAATTAACAAGTTTAATCATAATATGACCTTCGTTATCGGATTGTGCGTAGTCGCTATCAATAATACCAACTGTATTACGAAGTACCAATCCTTTTTTCGCTCCAAGCCCCGAACGAGGATAAATTTTCAGAACAATATTCTCAGGCATATCAACACATCTAATACCTGTGGGAATAAGCTGCGATTCACCAACTCTAATATGTATTCCAAACGGAATATAAAAGTCATATCCGGCAGAACCCTTAGTAGAGCGTTTCGGGAGAATTATCTCGTCATAGTCTTTTTTCACACTATTCTCAAAAGACTTATAATCATATTGATTATCGTCAAAACCTATAGAAGTATAATACTTTTTTAACGACTGTTCAAACTGTTTTAAAGATACTTTTTCAAATCTCATTTTTTACTCCTTTAGTAATGTGATTTCTTTATTTTTTAGTGTTTCTTTAACGTCAATAATACGTTGATTTGTACTGCCACGAAAAGCAAGGGTTAGGTCACGTTGAGATTCTATATATCTACCATCTACGATATAATCAACAGTAGTTAAAATATTTAATTGTTTAGAAAGAAAATCAAGATTTTTTAAAAAAATTTCAGGGTCATTTTCATCGTAGTATTTACTTTCTTCTAAAGTAGATATTAGATTTATTTCCTCATCTTCTGTGATTTTATAAAACTCACCGTGAATTGTTCTTCCTGTATATAACCATATTTTTTTATCAGGGAAAATTTCTTTTACCATTTGGACTATCAGCGATACACCTTCAACATTTTCTTTAGCCAAAGGCTCACCACCCAATATAGTTAAACGTGTTATGTAAGGCTTGTTTAATAATTCAAGTATTTCATTAAGAATCTCGTTCGTAAGTTCTTTACCACCGTCGAAATCCCACGTTTCTTGATTAAAACAACCTTTACAATGCAAATCACAACCTTGAACAAAGATTGATATTCCTAATCCCTTGCCATTAGTAACATCTAATTCATTAATCTTCGCATATCTCATTCTTTTCACCGCCTGTATATTCGTGGTCGTCAAGATGAACATATCTATCTTTGATTTCCTCGGTTCTACCAGCGTTCCAAAAATGAGAGCCAATGTAACCGCAAGTACGTCTTGCTACATTCATTTTGTCTTGATTTCTGTTTCCACAATTAGGACATTCCCAAATTAATTTACCGCCCTCATCAATAATCTTTATTTCACCATCATAACCGCAAACCTGACAATAATCGCTCTTAGTATTTAATTCAGCATACATAATATTCTCGTAAATGTACTGCATTAATTTAATTACTACATCAAGATTATTTGATAAATCTACAGCTTCAACATATGAAATAGCACCACCGGGGGATAACTGCTGATATTCACTTTCAACCTTTAATTTTGTGAACGGGTCAATCTTTTCTCTTACGTTAATATGATAACTATTTGTAATATAATCGTGGTCTGTAATTCCCTCAATAATACCAAATTTCTCTTTAAGACATTTAGCAAATTTATAGGTAGTTGATTCAATCGGAGAGCCGTAAACTGAATAGTCGATATTTTCTTCGGCTTTCCATTTAGCACAAGCGTCATTAAGTGCTTGCATAACCTTTAAACCAAATTCCTTGCCTTTACCACCTGAGTGAGATTCACCAGTCATATATTTAACACATTCATATAAGCCAGCATAACCAAGAGAAATTGTTGAGTAACCATTATACAACAGTTTGTCTATTTTCTCGCCCTTTTTAAGTCTTGCAAATGCTCCGTGTTGCCAAAGGATAGGTGCAACATCAGATGTAATACCCAAGAGTTTCTTGTGTTTACATTTTAAACCTTTATGACATAACTCTAATCTTTCATCAAGTAAATCCCAGAACACATCAAAATCACCCTCGGAAGATAAAGCAACGTCAACCAAATTAATTGTGACTACACCCTGATTGAATCTACCGTAATACTTGTGTTTATTCGGAATATAGTTTTTAGCATTAGCAATATTACCAATACCATTATCTGTAAATCTGTCGGGGGTAAGGAATGACCGGCAACCCATACAGGGATATACGTCACCTTTGAGTTCAAGCATTTTCTTTTCAGAAATCGGGTCAGGTGTCATTCTCTTTGCCATACATAAAGCTGCAAGTTTAGTGAGATAATAATACTTTGAATCTTCAAATATATTATCTTTCTCTAAAACATAAAGCAATTTAGGAAATTCAACAGTAACATATTCACCAACTTCATTTTTCATACCGAGGATTCTCTGTTTAAAAAATTCTTCGATAAGCATAGCAAGTTCTTCTTTGTATTCATCGGTTTCACCTAAATACATAAATACACTCAAAAAAGGTGCTTGCCCGTTGACTGTAAACATTGTATTAATTTGATAATTAAAAGTCTGTACAGAATCTTCGATTTCTTTCTTTAATCTCTGCTTTGCGTTCCTAATAATTATCTTTTCAATTTCATCGGATTTATTAGTTGTAGAGAAGAAATCAATAACTTCTGCAAATTCTTTTCTTACATCTTCTAAATGTTTATTATAACTATCTCTTACAAAAGGAGCTAAATGCGTTAAAGTAATCGTTGTACCACCATACTGAGAAGAAGCGACAGCCGTAATAATCTGTGTAGCTATTGTTGTTGCAGTAATCAATCTATGTGGTTTCTCAATAGTCTTACCGTTCATTACTGTACCATTCTGTAATTGGTCGTCAAGATTAAATACACAACAATTGTTCTTAGCTTCTTCGGCATAATAATCTACATCGTGAAAATGAATTGCTCCATTGTCGTGATTTTCGATTACATCAGGTGGTAAGTCTTTTCTCGCAATATATTTACTTACAATACCAGCCATATAATCACGCTGGACTTTTATTTCTTTTACGTTCTTATTGGAGTTTTCTGTGTTCCAATATTCGTTTTTACCGCCAACCATCTCTTTGATTTCGTCTTCAATAGAATTATGTTCTCTCTGAAATTCTCTAATACTACGATAATCTTCATATGATTTTGCAGTTAATTTTTGACGCTTAGTTATCAATTTATTGAAAACCTGAGTTTCAATATCTGAAATTGTAACGAATTTAGAATCTCTGTTTTCTTCGTAGATTTCATCGGCTATACTCTGTGCAATCTGCGGTTTATAAATACCACTACCGTTTTTCATAGCCTTTGAGATAGCACTAACAATTTTGTCTTTGTCGAACTCAACTTGTCTGCCATCTCGTTTGATAACTTTCATTCTCATCACTCCTTTTCTTTATTGTTATTTATGTTGTTTAAATAACAAACATTACAATCTCAAAAACGAAATTGTAATATTTGTTTTACACTATTATTATACAATAAACGATATAAAAAATTTAGTGTGTTTCTGATTTATTTTTATTTTCTTCAATTCTTTTTGTCATCAATTCAACCATATTAGTATCACGTTTTAAATGTGCTTTTTTCATAACAGCTTGATTCACGGTTTGAACCGAACCGAAATGATAACACTTTTCTTTCATTCTCGTCAATCCTGTGTAGATTAAATTAGAATTTAACATATAAATATGGGATTGAGGGGTAATTAAAATTACAGTTTTAATACTACTTCCCTGACTGCGGTGTATGGTGATACAGTACCCTAACTGTATCATTTTGAGGTTTTCTTTCGTATATCTTACAAGTTCACCGTCAAAATCAATAACCACCATATTATTTTTAATCATACGAATATTACCCGTTTCGCCGTTAGCAATTAAAACTTCTATCGCCTTACCTTCCGGAGTATATCTCAACTCACCATTTTTCAAACACTTATGAGCCTTGTAATTATTGACGTTCTGTATAACAATGTCATCAATATAATAAGTTGTATCACCGTATGTAATATTCATTGGACTACCATATCTTTTGTTAGCAACCTTTTGAATAATCTCATTAAGTTTTTGTGTACCTAAATCGCCTTTCTTTTGAGAACTCAAAACTTGAATATCCTCAACTTCATTACCATTCTCTAATAATTTACGATAAAGCCCAACAACTTGATTTGTAATCATTTCAGGTGGTAAGTCAATATAAGTATAATCTTTATTGTTACCAAAAGTAGTAATCTGTCGTTTCATATCATCGGTAAGATATTTTCGATTAAGTCTTGTGTCAGTAGCGACTTTCATCAAACCGCCATCTGAGTACCTAAATACTTTCGTCAATACCGTAGTAGGAATACAATCAATCTCCATAAAATTATGAAGTAGATTACCACAACCGACAGAACACAACTGAGCATTATCACCAATCAAAAGAAGTCGTGTTATATTGAAATCAATAGCGTCAATCAAATGTGTAAACAAGTCAACGTCTACCATAGAAAACTCATCACAAATAACAACATCTGTATCAATCTTATTTTCTTTATTTAAACCCCAACCTGTTTTCGGATTGTAACATAATCCTCTGTGAACTGTACTTGCCGGTCTATTAGTGTAACCTTTGATAACTTTTGCAGCTTTACCCGTGGGAGCGAAAATGGAATACGATAAACCATTGTCATCAAGCATATTAATAATAGCTTGTGTGGACGCACTTTTTCCTGAATTACCAGTAATAAAAATTCTATTATTTCTACGAAGTACAAGCATATGACTGGGAACAGTAAAACAATATTCATACCCATCTTTTGTTATATATGGCGTTATTGGAGTTTTAATATGATTAGGTCTATTGTCGACACACATCTGTATTAAATTTCGCTTTGTATGGTGAACAACGTATTCTATTGCTTTTCTAATATATATTTTACCATTTGTTGTATAAGGTTGATTTTGTCTGTCGATTATTGCAATAGTTGCTCTATACCCCAAAGATGAAAAAACAAACTGAACAAAATCTGCGTCATTTTTACTTGTAGTAGAATACCTATTTTTCTTTAAATAATCGCTATCCCAATAATTTATTTCATCGGCTATTACTCTTAATTGATGTTCGTTGCAATTATACCACTCTTTAGGAAAATGTTTATACCTAAAAGGTACTGTTATATAATAATCATCATACCCTTTTTCTGCTGATTGTGTTGTTCTATACTCATAACCGAGCCTATTAACAATTTCTATTAATCTTTGTTTTTTTCGTTTCTTTTTTAAATGGAATCTCGCTTGTCTATATGTTGAATCGGAATAATTCATTTGAGATTTATAAAAACTACCATCAGCAAAAGTGGCAATCATTAATCTTATTTCATCATCTGATAAATCAATACCCCTACCGCTATAACAAAAAGAAGTAATAAATTTACCCCTAAAGCCATTTTTTTTGTGCCGTTCTCGCAATTCTTTAAAACGTATTATTTGTATATTCCCTCTTGACGTAATGTAAACGCAGTTATGATTATCTGACAAACATTGATTTAAACCGTATTTGGTTTCAAACAACCATAGTTGATTATTTTTATGTTTTATGTAGTTATAAGGATATACTAATTCAGCCGTTCCGTCTTCATTATATTGTAACACTCTTTCTCCTTCGGTATAATCTGATATTTTCTTCCATTCTCTACCATTAAAATATTCAGTATCACAATCTACACAACCGGCTGCTCCGATAAGCATACTAATATTATACTTACACAGATTCTTAATACCACCAAGCTGTTCTTCGGATAAATCAAATCCATCTACCTTTTTATATTTTTCAACGTCAAAATCCCATTTATTATCGGTTTCAACATTGTCAATTATTGTTTCTGCGATATACTTTTCTTTATCATAAGTAGACCGCAACGCAATCATTAAAGTATCTTTGTTATAGATAATATCAGAATCTTGAATTGCAGACGGAAATTTATCACAACAGGACGGTACTAACTTAATACATTGTTTTCGTATCTGTATGATATTTGCTTTAGTATTACCTTCTTCTTCATTTTGTTGAAGCAGATATTTAACACAAGCAGCACAGCGATACTCAGAAGTTTTTAAGTCATATTCAAACTCAACAACATCATTGGCTTGCATTTCAATTAACAAGGTATCAGCCTTAGAGAATCCTACAGAAGCAATAGAGCATAAACACTTATAGGGATTCTCTCTGAGTTTCTTTCTCAACATCTCAACGGAAGTATATTTTTCATAAATTCGTTTCAACATTGTAAAACTCAAATAACCTTTAAACTCAATAATTAAATCAGCAAGACAGAAATTCTCGATAATTTTATTTACAATCTTATCAAGACTTTTCTCTCCAATACCTTTAAGATTATTAACATTAATCTCTTTGACTCGCCCATTCTTTACTAATTGAATAATATCAGGATATTTAGTAAAGATTTCAGTAGCTTGATTAATAGTAAGAATCCCACATAAGAACTCAAATATATCTTCGGGAGCAGTTAATTCATCTCTTGAAATATTAACCACCTCATATGAAGTGCCGTATTTTGTTTCTTTCGGAATAGCAGCGATAGTATATTCAACACCACCATCTAAATCAATTAACTCACCACAAATACTTACATTACCGTATCTATTAACTTTTATATCGGGGTACAAGTTTTTATTTACTCTCATACCATAAACTTTAAAATCATCTGAATCGTAAACCTTACGCTCCATTACTCCTTTAAAGTTTATCATCTGTTCTAAATCTTTACCCATATCTACCTCTTTACAACTTCATATTCAGTCAACACTTGTTCGGTTTCTTCAACTTCAACCCATTTATCATTTACCAATTTTCTTTTATTCTTATTATCGAATTTATTGATTTTCAAAATTGAGTATAATCCAAATGGATTTTGTTTATAAACCTTGCTCTGCGAAATTTTGGTTGATACTTCTTCTCCTGTACGGAGATTGTGTACTACAATATACGGTTTTGTATCTGATTTATAGGTCGTGTATGATACTACAATATAAAGGTTTTCTTCTGATTTATTATCTTTATATGTACTATAATCAAGGTATTCTATCTCGGCTCTAACATACTCTTGTATGTGAAGCGATTTATTTGGTATGTTTTTAATAAGTGCTTTTAACAAACCCTTATTATCAATTTCTCGGTATTGTTTAGCGGTTTCTTTATTTGAATACTGTCTTACAATACATTCTGTTACTCCATAATCTTCATAAGCTGGTAAACCCTTATTTCTATCTTTATCGGGTTCTCGTAGTTTTTCTTTGTTAATTTGGCTACAAGTTAAAATAGAGGGTAAAACCGTTTTCGGAGTTGATTTTACTCCTACTGTCATCTTAACACCAAAATATAAATCAACGATTCGCAATAGATAAGCACTTCTACCAAAATCAGAAAAGTAATTCAAAGAAATCAAAATTTTTAATTGCTTTATATTAATACTAATCTTGTTCTCTTTATCAGAGATACAATTTAATAACTCAACAAAATCTTTAAACTTCTTTGATTGAGATAATTTAAACAATTCCTCAGCCATTTGCTCATTACAGTATTTGATTGAACCAATACCTTTATATATAGCATTGTGTTCTTTATCTATAGTGTACTTCGCAGAAGACTTGCCAAATTTAATCGGATAAAGTGTAATACCAAAATGTGATAATTCATTATTAAGTTTATTAGTACGTTTTAAATCACCCGAATAAACCGTTAAAGCAACAGTATAATATTCAAGAGGATAATGAACCTTTAAGTACGCTCCATATAGACAATCAATAGCCGTTGCAACAGCGTGGGGACTCGCAAAACCATAACTCATACAACCTTGTATCATTTCCCACGTTGTATCAAATGCGTCCATAGAACCCGTGTTTTTTAACCACGTTGTTTTGATACGTTCTTCAAGGTTTTTGAAATCTTCGGGCTTAATCTTTTTCTTTGAAATCTTTTTAATCAATCCAATTGACTCAGCCGGAGTTACACCCAGCCATTCAAAGTATTGCATAAGATTCTCTTGAAATAAAATATAGCCATTTGTAGAAGATAAAACCTCGTCTAAATATGTAGAACCCGTTGTGAAATCTTCTCTTGCTATGAACCCATCACGCCAAGCATTAAAGAACGGTCTTAGACAAGCTACGAACATAGCCATATCAGAGTAGTTCTTAGGCTTAAACGATTTAAGTAACGAGGTAGCCCAATCACCATCGACCTGATTAAGAGTACAAGTCAATTCTTTTGCGAATATATCCCATATTCTCTTATCATCTTTAATAGAATCTAATAATTCTTTTACTGTGATAATAGGCTTACCAATTAATTTAAAGGTTTCATCAATCAATTTATATACTGTAACAATAAGAAAATCATCTTTGAGCATTTTAAACTCATCGGCTTCACTTGATGTTACCATTACACAAAAGCTATCACCGATTTTTACTACACCATATTCTTCTCGTAAATCTTTGTTGTCAAGAACGTGGGCACAAGGGTGTGGAGAAACCGATACTATAACGTCAATATATTTCTTAGCTTCTTCAATATATGGTTTCCATTTTTTGTTTTCAGCGTAATCTTCAATGTTTTTCGCAACCTCATTATACTCATCATAAGGTAAATCGTGAGTACGGCAAACATTTCTAAACGCTTCACCCATCTGCATAGTACCGTATGCAATCATAGGATAACAGCCGTGTTCACCGAGAAGTTCTTTAGCAGCTTTAACAAAAGGCTCTTGTGATACAACATTGAAATCTATATCCGGCAAGGCTCTATTTTCAAGAAGTCTTGCCGTAGACATAAATCTTTCGGGATATAACTTAATATCAAGCCTAAACCTATCAAGCTGAGTCATACCAAGAATCTTATTAATATAGAAAGCACCACAACTACCACGACCAGTACGAGTAAGTACGCCTTTGTATTTATTAACAGCTAAATCAACTAATTTCTCATTAAATAAGAAGTAATCGGCTGTGTTTATTTCTTTTGTCTGCTCAATTACTTTCATTTCCTCACGAATACCTTGTTTATATATTGGTAATTCTTCGGCTGTTATCTCGTCTGTTTTAATAATCTCTTTAAATCGTTTAGAAACGTGAGATTTTAATTCAACGATTTTTTCATCAGCAGACAAATTAGGATAAATACTCGGCATTTTAATACTGTAATCAATATTTATATCCTCACAATTCCTAAATATCAACGTGTTTCTTATGGCGGTTTCTATCTGTAACGGGGATAACACACCTTGTTTCATAAACCGATTATAAAAGGTATCATAATCAGGATAATCTAAAATATAAGTATCTTCATCGCCATAATTCATACCCTTACCTTTAAGAAATTCAAGTCTATCTTTAGCTTGTTCAGGATAAATATAATGACTATCATTAGCAGCTATCAATTCAAGATTGAATTTATCAGCTAATTTAAGACAGGTCTTATTAATTATCTTCTGATTAATTTCATTATGATTCTGTACTTCAAGAAATAAGTTTTTGCCAAAGTGTTTCATTAACGGCATAAAGATATTCAGAATTGCGTTTTTATCTCTTAGGATACCGGCAACACAAGCAGTAGTAATAAACACATCATCGGGATTTAACTTCAATAAATCTTCAATAAAAATACGAGGTTTATAATAATAACCCTCCATATTTGCACGACTGAGTATCAAATTAACCTTTTTTCTCGCTACATTGTCTTTTGGAATAATTACAATATGATAGTTACGACTATCTTTTTCATAAGGATTTTCAACAATATAACCCTCAACTCCAAATATACATCTAATATCGTGTTTTCTACATAAACTTAAAGACTCAAATACATCACCGCCTGTGCCGTGATTCGTAGTAAAATAACACCCGTATCCGAGTTCTTTAATTCTATTTATATAATCAATAGTAAAGATGTGACTATCAGGAGTAAAGATATTCGATACTCTGTCGTGTTTATGATAGTTTTCATATTCTGCTATCATTTTTATCCTCTCAGTTTTCTACGGTTTCTCTTTTAATTAAACTATTCTGTATTGGTAACATACAAACCATTCGTACACCATTGTTCAGTTCTTTGCCGATGATAAAATCACCTACTGTAACTTCTATATCATTCTCAATATAAAAATCTTCGGGGATTTTATTGTTATAAGTTCTCAAATTGATTAGTTTAACAAATAAATCAGCAATCAACTTATAAGCATTAGTGTAAATACCTTCTCGTGTTTTATATGTATCTTCAACACTTGTATAATACTGAAAATCAGCATAACCATTATATTTCAGATACATTGTAAACTCAGATTTTTCTTTATCGTCATCTCCTGTAACGATTGTATATTCAAGAGTTTCACCCTTTTTAAGTTTATCAACTACATCGACAAGCGTTTCGACTGATTTACCCTCAGAATAATGACTAAGGATTTCAAGCGAATTAATAAACGGATAAGTCGCCAGCGACCTCATAAATCCACCGCTTACATTTGTTTTATTTGCTTTTAATCTCTGTTGAATAAACTGTTTTGAATTAGGCTTTAATCTGCATTTCATTTTAATCACCTCATTCTAACTCATCAAGCCAAGCTAAATCATCGTCTTTTGCAGAAGTGGTGGTTGTATTACCGCCAACTCCTTTGAACGTATTACCAAAAGCACTATCAGATTCTTCAAGCGTTTTAAGATATTCATTATATGGCTTATGTAATTCTGCACTATAACCGCATAAATTAGCGAAATAATAAGAATTAGCTTTGACCTGTTCTTCGGTATCAAAGAAAATCATTTCGTTACCAGTTTCGTTATAATCTTTCTCTCGTAACTCAATATCCTTGATTGTGGCAATTACAAGGTCAGTCCACTTCTCAATTAACTTATCGGATAACGGTATGTAAACGTAACAATCGTCAACCTCAAACATAGCCCTTACTTCATCGGGTAGACAATTAATATCGTTAGTATCTATAAGTTGTTTCAAATAATAATCAACCTGTAATGAATAACCGAGTTTTTTAAGCCACATTTTAGCATTTGACTGTAATTTCTCACCCAACTCTCTACGCTCAATATCACGATATTTCTCATTACCTTTGGAATCGTGGTATTTGACCGTAACATATTTTAAGAAATTCCAACAAATTTTAATATTCTCTTTCGGTATACCTTTCTGTATTAACGCAAGAGCATATAATACAAGCTGCCCCGATAATTCCTCAACCTTTTTACCACTATATTTAGTGGAGGTTTTCCAATCTATGATTCTATAGATTTGTTCAGTTTCTTTAGATTCTTCATCGCTTTTTTCTTCGCTCGTTTCAGGTGCCGTCTTTGGCTCTTTATAGATAACATCAATATAGCCTTGTAAATACGAAGTGCCGGTTTTGATTGTAACAAATTGCTCATTCTTCACTCGCTCCTTTTCAAGTGGTTTATGATGTAAGAAAAACTCTTTAAGATTCTCATAATATCTGTCGCCAATCTTTTCATTTTTCTCGCCATCACACCTGTCAAATTTCAATCCCGAAATATCAATAGCATTAGTCCAAGCGTCAACGAAATAATCTTCCATATCTTCGTACTTGATTTCGCCATTGTAAAACTTTTCAAGAATACTATGACAAATACCACCCATAATCGGATAGACAGAATTTGTGTTATCTTCTTTAGCCCTCAATACATATTTTAAGAAATACTCATACGGAGAACTTATAAACTTATCAATTCTCGACCAACTATAAAGAGTATCAACGCCTAACTTAGCTTGAATTTGATTAAGTTCTTCTTTGGATAACTTCATATTTACCTCGCAAACTTGCTAATCTGATTATAAATATCCTCGTCACACTCAACGTAAACCGTATTCCAATCAGCCTTGCCGATTGAATTAGCAATCTCCTTAGCGTGAGCAAATTTCTCTTTGTTATTAATAATATTAGCAATACCTAAATTACAAAGAAGACTCTTAGCATTAGTATTCCATTCTTCTACGCCGTTTTCATCAACACCGCAAAGTCTTATATCGGCTGAAATACTATTACAAATATCAGTAAATTCCTTAACATCGTCAGAAGTTTGCAGTTCAATGTAAATCTTTTTCTTAGCTTTTTCTGCAACTTTTTCGACTGATGGTTTCTTTTTTCTCTTAAAAATTCCCATAATCATTTCTCCTTTTAATTTTGTTTTGACGTACATTAATTATCATAATTACTATCTAAATAATACCAACTACGAGAATAGCAAAAGAGAATTACCCTTAGTCATTTCAAGTAGTATGATATTTAAAAAGTCTATAGTAATCACTTCCTGTTCATTTCTCGTTCATATATTTTATGTTCTTTTTCGTCATACTTGACTTTGTGTTTCATAAGATAATTGAATATTTTATTTGAAGCGTCTGCCGGACTATCTTTATCACCGATTAAATTGTATTTATCAACGATATAATAAACATTTTTTCGGCGGTAAAATTTCTCACACATAAATCGTACTTCTGTAAGCGAAACGTCCTTATCCATAGCGATAATAATATCAACATCGTTTAAATAACTTGTTAATATCCTTACTTGCTCATCGGATATTGAGTGTCCTTGTAATGCAACTCCCGTAGAATCATTTAAAGAATCACGTTTTAAAACCGATTTTTCAGCTTCATAAACAACTACATATCCAGCTTTTCTTATACTCTGTTCATTCTCCCATAGACCGTATAAGTTAGCACTTTTAGGATAAGAAGGGGTAAAATAATACTTTTTAATACCCAAATCTTCATAGTTATTTATAACCGTCCGAGCATTAATTCCAAGTAATTCGCCGTTCGCCCAATATCTTAAAGGAATAATCACTCTTTTACGCCGATAAGAATACTGTAAATCAAATTTCTTTCTCGTCCACGGCATTATACCTTCTTTATACCACCCTATATATAACAAAGGGGTATAATCATTTAAAACATCATTTCTTAGATATTCCAAGTCTTTAACATCTGAAAAAGTATGATATTTATATTTGGTAAAATGTTTAAAAACAATATCCGCAGCGGTATTAACCTTTTTAACAGGTCGGGTTAGATTAAAAGGCAAATCCAATACATTATGCAAATATTTAACAGCGTCTATAAATTTACAATTCTTAACTCCCTCAACTAAGTCGATAATATCTGTTCTATCGTCCTCGTCAAGTCCAATATTTCGTGAATAACTACGGTAGTTTAAATAAGAGTTATCATATATGACAACACCCATTGGATTATCCCCATCAGGCTGAGTTGCAGAATAATATTCTTTATTAACGTGATATTTAATCTTTTGGCAACCTAAATTTGTCAAGATAAACTCAATTTTACTGTTGTTATAAATGTACTTTTTTAAATCTACTACGGTCATAATTACCAATCCTGTGGTACATAACAAATACCCAAATCACGACAAACATTTCTGCTTAAATCGCACTCTGAAATTATTTGGTATGGGTCTGTAATACCGAATCTATTTTTTAAGACAAAAGTAATCATATACTTTTTGTCGTTATCTAAAGTAAAAGGAATCTTAGTAGCTTTATTTTTGCCCTCTAAGCGTTTACATTCTAACTGATTTTTCTTACCATCAAACTCATCATCATAAGGTCTTCTCATCATAATGTTTACGCTCATAGGGTCGATAATGGATTTAGCTTGTCCGATATTATTATTCGTAAAGTGTCGTACCTGTAAACTATTTTTACCAAGCTGATACGTTACGAATAGCCCTACGTTTTTTGCTTTCGGTTTAACTACATCGTAAAGTTTAACCATATCTCTCATCATACTTTTAAATATCTCATCTGTTTTAGCGTCCTGTGATTCCTTAAAAGTATCTAACACAAACATCTTGATACCTAACGAAGAATACTTTTTAATAATCTTAATGACAGTACCCACGGTATATCTTTCAAGAGGGATTATAGTTAGTATATGTTCGTTCTTACGTTCTTCTATCCAGTTAGAACATTGGATAAGCAATTCCATAGTTTCTTTGTCAAAGTGACCGTCACGGAGAGTATGTTTTTGTAATTCAACCTTGAAAATATTATTGGCTACCCATATAAGAAGTTCACGTTTTACTTTCGTTTCATCTTCTTCGTTGATAATCAATATCATTCTTTCCTTTTGCTCAATGGCGGTCGGTACAAGATAATTGAATACCATTGTTGATTTACCTACGCCGGAGTTAGCACCTAAACCATAGATATGACCGTTGAGATTAAACCCACCAATCATATCCGTTAATATTGGAGCGTTATAAAGAGGAAGTCCAACCTCGTCACCCTCATTAAGTTTTTCAACAAAATCGTGCATACCCTCAAACGCATTATATGATTTTACGTTTTCATCAGTATTAACAAAGATATTGTTTAACTGTGCTTCAAGGTTATCGTATATTTCTTCAATATCCGTATCAACGTATTCAGATAAATGCTGCCCTACGGGGAATCCAGCCTTGCATAACTCTAATATAGCTTTCCATTTCTTTACTTCGGTTACATAACCCGATAGGTTTTCAACTTGAATATACTTTGTAGCCATACTGATGGTTTCATAGCCACCGTATTCCTCGTATTTAGTTTTAAGTTTCGGGTGTTTCTCTAAATATGTACCTATAGTTACGTCATCGAGTATATTTTTCTTTTCGTTGATAAAAATATCATTAGCGATAATGAAATATACTCTCCAAATATTATTAGAAAAATCTTTCTCAGTTAGTGATATATCATAAAAACTATCAGGATTCTTATAAAGAATACTAACTACATTTGCCTCGGCATTAAGTTTATATTCCTTGATTTTCGTTGCGGTTTCTAATACTTCTTTTTGATAGGGTGTTAGTTTATCTATTTTCTTATTTGCCGTAACTTACACCTCCTACCACATATCCTCAGCCCAAGAATACTCTTTCCTCTTTTTAGGCTTATATTGCCCTTTGTTCGGTCTGTTATACCATTCAGTTACCTCGTCAATTTGAGAATCTAACTTATCTTTAGCAATTTGTTTAGATTCTAAACGCTTATGAATCGTTTGAATTTTTGACTCAGCAATCTTCAAGGCATAATTGAATTTATATTCTTCATCGCCGTTAAATTTATTATTTTTTATTGCTCTTTGTATTTCTGCCGATGAACCTTTGAACGCAAGGTAAATAACATAATACGAATAACTTGCTTCGGGTTTTACTTTAGTATTAGCATAATATAAACCTTTAGCTAAACCTTTTAAGCGATATATCTGAGAACGGGTTAAGGTTTCACCCTGTTTATAACCCAACAACTTCTTAACATATTCAAAAAGTTTTTTCCAAGCGACTATTTCCTCGGCTTCATCAATATTCGCTTCAAAATTAGGATTTATTTCATTTGAACAGCCACACGAACGTACAAGGTGTATATTTCTGCGTAAAGTTGCTGAACTCATTTCAACTTCTTTGCCACAATCACATTTACATAGCCATCTCTTAGTTTCGGGGATTCTTGCCACTACAGTCAGCATACCAAATCTATCACCTATAGATATTTTCTTTCCCATAATAGCACCTCATAGGGCAGAAGTTTCCCTCTGCCCGTATTTCGTATTTTGATTATTTACAAAGTTCTAAAATAGCTTTAGCGTCCTTCATATTATCAATTTTGCTCGGATTCTCATATCCAAGTTCTCTTGTCGCAGCCATAATAGGCTTAACAATATCCATATCGGATTTATTAGCTTTAAGATATTCAAGAATTTCAGATACTACTTCGCCTGTAGCTTTCTCAGACTTCTTTGCTTTTTCAGCTTCGGCTATACGCTTTTCCTCAGCTTTTCTCTCTTTAGCCTGTTCTTTTTTTACTTTATCGAGAGAAACACCAGACTTTTTCTGTTCCGCAAGAATAGCGTTAGTCAATGCTTCAATATATTCATCAGCGTCAAGATTGATTTCCGACACTATATCAGCAAATCGAGAACCACTATCAACAGCATAACTATCATCACGGAATTTAATCTTTCGTGTTTCATCTTTGATTTTACCTACAACCTCGTCCTTCTTAGTAACGATATTCTTCTTGCCGGTCTTCTCCTTAGCAATAGTACGGTCGATATAAGCAAGTCCTAAGAAATGAAGATTTTTCTTAATAGCATTAAAGTAATTCTGCTGCTGGTCGGAGGTAAGAATCTGATACGTTTCGCCTGTTACAACATCGGCTACGTCCTTTGTCTTAACGTGACCGATTACGATTGTTGAAACGCCAACCATTCTCAAACGTGCCATCATATCAAGCATAAGAGAAATTGCCTTTTTCTCACCTTTACCAAAACCGCCCCAAGCACCATTAATAGTTTTAACAGCCTTTTCGGGATGACCTGTTGCTCTACATTCTTTATTCCAAAGCCTAATAGATTCTTCCTCGGCTATGTCAATAAGATGGTCGTATGTATCCCATACAACAACTTTAAGATTCGGATAATCGGTTGTTTTGTTTTCAATAATATCCTCACAAACATCAGCAAATCCAGCACTATTAGAGAACTCATCATAGTCCATATTCCACTTAGGACAGTTGATATAGTTAATATTTTCTATACCGTCAGCACCTCTCTCGCTACCTGTTTCGATAAATAAATAACCATCTTCACCGGCAACTTTCTCACAAACCTCTTTAATTAAGGTTGTCTTACCACACTTAGATTCGCCTAACAGCATAGCATTGTAAGCAAGAATATCTAATTTAACGTGATTTTTTCTACCAAAAGCCACAATATCAGTCCTTTCTATGATTTCTTGCTAACCATTAAAGGTCAGCAAGAAACTCATCAAATTCTTCGGAAGAAACTTCCTCATTATCATCTGTGTCTACATTAAAACTCAAATCATCTTCTGTGTATACATCGTCAAAAATCTGAGGAATTGACGTTCCATCTGTATTCTTAATATAAGGCTTAGTCAGAACCATATGACGTTCACGACCACCGCCTGTTGAACAAGCTGCAATAGCTTCTTCCTCGGTATATACACCAATGTCAACTAACTCTTTTACATCATCGGGTACATCTTCATATGTAGTAGTAACCGTAGCACCGCCCTCAACAAAAAGACCGTTAAATGTAACCTGTCTAATGTTCTTCTTAGGTTTAAACAGTTTGCTCATAATAGCAGCAAACTTCTTCTTGTCGTTCAAATCAGTATAGAACTCAAATACCTTTGAGAACGGATACTGACTCGAAATATCCTTGCCATTAATCTCCTTAACATAATCAAGAACTCTTGCATTAATGTAAACAAGTCCACGTTCCTTATCAATTTCATTCTTATCAATACTATCAGAATCAACAAGAATAGACTGTACAAACTTAGCGGTAAAATCTTCTTCCTTAGATTTTGTATCAATATAAATCTGTGTAATCTGTTTATTGACCTGTGTAACGTCATTGTAAAGAGAATATTTGAGCGAACCCCTTACCTTGATAACAGCGTCATCGGAAAGTGCGTCAAGAGCCTGTTCGATATAAGGAATAGCGTCATAAGCACTAAGGAATTTCTTATAAAATACCTTCTTCTTATCGGTAAATTCAAGACCTACAACGATAAAACTTCTATCGCCAATAGATTCAAGAATATTCTCATCGAATCTGTCTTCCCAAGCAACTAAAATCTGATTGCTATAGTCATCGCTACCGTCCTCATTCTTACCGTGAGCATAGATAACATTTTCTCTTTCAAGTGAAAAACCGCCAACCATATCAGCCGTTACAACCCCACATTTCTCACCACAATCAACACCGAGCGTCATATTACTGTACTGCCAGTTAGAATTTTCGCTCTTTTCATCAATCTTGATAAATGTATTATGTGGAGCATACCTACCGATAAGAGTAAAATTATTCATCCAATTTTCTCTAACAATCTTATTCTTATCATTGTTTTTCTTTGCCATTTGATTTCCTCCTTAATTAAGATAAAAATTTGATATATGACTAACAACCTCATCAAGGCTCTCACATATCCTTGTACAACAAGTTTTGAGCCACGGGTGTATATCATCGGAATAATTAAAGGCTATTATCGGAATGTTATACTCTTTTGCTAACATTAACTCCATAGCCGTGCCAATACTTTTTGGTACATTAAAATTGACTACCACAACATCGGCTTTGCGGAGTTTATATAAATCAAACTCCATAGCTTCTTTTTCCGACTTATGATTCTCAGTAACAGGTGAATAATAATAAGGTGGATTAAAAAATGAAAAATCAAACTCTTTACCAAAAGTATCGGTATATTGTTTTATCTTTTCAATTAATTCGTTTCTCCAACCAACCTGTTCCTCAAAAGGTTTATTACCCATACCACCGGAAAGATAAATATTAACAGTTTCCAAGTATGTAACAACCGTCCTTTCGTTTCTTTACTATTTTTGCTCTTAGCAGTTTAGGTTTTATTTTTCCTTCAATAATTTGTCGTACTCTTTCTTTTGTAATTCCAATTTCATTACCTATCTCTTGTAATGTATAATCTTTACAACGCATTTCAAATATTTGACGTTCTCTCGGATTCAATTTATCAATGAATCTTGCGATAGAATCGCTATACTCAACCCCACCAATAAACTCAGCTTTTTTGTCGGCTATAACATCGTGAAGTGTAAGTTTAGTACCCTCGCCGTTTATGTTCATAATTTCTTCTTCCATAGAGCCATTAAGATTCTCCATATATCTATCTTTGCAACGCATATGCTCGTTATACCAACCCATATAATGTTTTAAAGCATTGTAAAGATAGGTTGAAAATTCTCCCACAGAAGAATCATATTTCATAACACAATTTAGATATTTGACTATCATATTGCCCTCGTGAATCTCAGCGTCAATATTGTGGGTATTTATAAAATGATATACAAGACCAATGTTCTGTACGGCAAATTCCTGTTGCTCTTTAGTTAATTTCTGTACTTCTTTCTGTTGCAAAAAACATCACTCTTTCTCGGCTTCGTGAGAAGTTAAGAAATCTTTGTATTTTTCATTTGAGAATATATCTCCAACGATTTCAATATCTCGTGAGAATTTTGCAAACTGAACAGGATAAAACTTATTTTCAGAAAAATCAAAGAGAGCATACATAGCTTCTTCGGCTACATAAACAATCATTCCTTCGACTTCTGAAATAGTGTCTTTACAAATATCGCCCTCATAGATAAATACTTTGTTCTTATCACAAATAAGAGTACAAGTCTGAACAACAAATCTATCGGGAGGCAAAAGGATATTTTTACCATTATCATCAAGTGCATATACACCTTGATTATTAATACCAACAGCAATAGGTTTGCCCTCATACTCAGTAATAAATTTATCTTCCTGTAAATCTCTTACTCTGTAAAAACTCGGTCTTACTTCCTCGGTTACTTTTGCAATATCTATAATTTTATTTTCTTTCTGTGTTTCTTTAACTTCTGTTTCTATTTTTTCTTTTTCCATTTGTTACTCCTTTTTTAACTCAGGATAATTAGTGTAGAATTTTTCAAAATTAAAATCCAAAAATCTTCTACTTGCCAGATAATCACACATATGTACAAATGACTCAATAGTAGTCATAGGTTTAGGGAGAACCGTATCTCCATCTCGTGATGAAGTGTTAAATTCACCCATATGCGAAGCTATACATTGTGCTATAGTATTAACCCATCCTTTATCAAACCTGTTTATCATATGATTCTTCGCACATTCGGCAAACAACTTAGCAGCGATAACAGGATGGGCAAATCTTGTATGATGTTGTGGTGAAGCGTCCGGCTTTTGACAATCGTGTAAAATTAAAGACGCATATACACAATCTCGTGCATTTTCAAGTACCATAGCAAGACTATCATCATTATCATTAAACTTATTTATTACAAGGTTTCTAAAAGTTTCAGTCTGTGCCAAACAGAAAGCTATATAAACCGCAGCTTTAATGTGTCGCACAAGACCACCCTCACCAAGAGAATATTCAGGATGATATTTTCCCGTTGATGAAGCTGGGATATGCTGAATAATCTCAGGTGATAAATCAAGAACCTCAATAACAGTTTCCTTTATCTGTCTGTTTTTAATTAACTCAATTTCTTTAGTGAATACTTCTGAATTAAGCAAATACATCAACCTTTCTTTAATATTATTTATCGTGTTTAAATAACAAATAACTAACCAGTAAATACTTTTATAGCTTTTTCGATGTTGTCTATCAAAACATCTATCTGCCGTTTAGTTATCTCGGTTGATAAGGAAATCCGTATCGCTCGGTAGTTTTCTTCATCTCCTATACCAATGGCTTTCAATACGCTTGATTGTCCTATCTTCTCTGAATTACAAGCTGAACCAGCGGAAATAAGAATATTATCAGAATCAAGCATATAAATCATACCCTCTCCCGATACACCTTTAGGAAGAATAACGCAGATATTATTTGCAAGTCTTGATGAATTATCTCCTACAAGCTCACAACCGAGTTCTTTAAGTCGCTCAATACAATAATCACGAATTTCTCTCATATTGCGAATACCTTGTATTCTGCTTTGTGAATGTAGATTTTCAATTATCTCGCCCATACATTTAATATAAGCAACATTCTCAGTACCACCACGGAATCCATTATTTTGTGAACCGTATATCAAGGGTTTAATTGGCATATCTTTTCGTACATATAAAAATCCGATACCTTTAGGACAGCCAAACTTATGACCTGATACCGACATAATATCTATACCAAGATATTGTACGTCAATATCAATTTCGGGATAAGCCTGAACAGCGTCTACAAAAATCGTAGTTCTCACCAACCTACCCTCACGAAGTCTAAATCTACTGTCTTGACTTCTAATTTCAGAAACGTATTTGAATATTGGTTGAATCGTACCTATCTCATTGTTGGCATATTGTAAACTGACAAATACCTCGTAGCCCTCAGTATGATAAAACTCTATCAATCTTAACAGTTCCGAAGTATTGTAGAATCCTTTTTTATCGACAGGAATTTTAACACACGACAGTTCAATACTCTCAGAAGAATAAATTTCGTTTAAATCCTCACACATACTCGTAATAGATTTATGCTCTATATCGGAATACAAAACAACACCGGACTTCTTCTTAGATAAACACCAATGAAAGAATCCTTGAATCGCCGTACAGTTACCCTCACTACCACCAGAAGTAAATATAAGATTGTCTTCTTCTTTTCCTCGGATTTTATCAAGAATAACCGTCCTCACCCCGTCAATCATTTTTCTAACTCTTTTAGCAGAGTTATATAATGAAGAAGGATTGTAATATTCATCTCCGATTAAATAAGGAAACATTGTATGTACCGCTTGTATATTCGGTTTACCCGTAGCAGCGTTATCAAGATAAATTTCACTACTCAATTTCCTCACCACCTTTCACTATTTATTATACAATAAACAATCAAAAAAATTTAGTAAATATCCGCAGTTTTTAATTATCTGCGGATTTTTTGTTAATATATTCAATAAATTTCTTTTCTACAACTTCTAAGGTTTTGAGAACATCATTATCTCTATTGATACAATATTCTTTTCTGTACTTAATTAATGCTCTGATTAAAGCAAGATTGAATCCCGTAGTTAAATCAAACTTCTCGTCAAATTTATAATTACAACTTGCTCGTCCGATAGTTTGTACTCCGTCTACTGCCGGAATCTTAATTTTTACAAAAGTCTTGTGTCTATTAGTCTTGTAATAAATTTCAGCATTAACCAAATCAGAATAGTAGTCAAACCAAATACCAACAACCTGTGGATTGAATCTCGTCCACTCAGTCCAACCCGATTTCATTTTACTATAATCTACACGTTTAAAACACTCTTTAATCATATTAAAGTCTTTAAGCGGTAAAGCCATAACAGCTACTTTAGTGTTGACGTTACGAAAAATTATACAACCGCCGTTAAAATCTCCGACTTCATATATCGTGCCAACCTTTTTTAGAGTCTTGCAAGGTTTAACAAGTATGTATCTTTCATTCCTTGTGATTCCAACGTCATCCATAGACAATCATCCTTTCTTTTTTATGTATTTAAAAGCACAATTTTAATCATTTTCTTCACCTTTAATTATCTCGATATAATCAAATGCTCTAAGCGGAATAATTGTGTTGTCGTTAGCGTTTGTTGACAATCTTATACCAAAAATACCATTATCAAACTCAACTCTATATTTTTTGATTTTTCTTTTTTCGGATGTATTAATAACAACAATATCTCCCTCAAATATCTTGTTACCGTTCTTATCTTTCAGCCCTGTGTATTGTCCAACAGTTTCGGGGATAACAGACACTACATCATCATTTTCTATATCTGCTACTTCTCCGTACAAATAATATCCTATGTGTTGAACAGTAGTGTTACAAATACAATCACGGATTAAATCACCGTATACCCACTCGCCGTTATCAGTTCGTTTACCTCTAAATAAAATCTCTCTCATTTGTTAACCTCCAAAATAAAGCCACCAACGTAAAGGCTTAACATCAATTTTTCCTTGTTTGAGTTTAATAATTTCCTTTCGGTTGTTAGTATAAACTTTAATTTGCTCTTTGACTAACGTATCGGTTTTTAATTCAGGATACAATGATATAAGCGTGTCGGCGTTTTTATTCTTCAAACTTTCAAATGTATCTTTTTCGTAGCCTTTATAGTTTTCAACTATCTCGCAAAGTTGATTGTCTATTTTATTATTTTCGGTTTCATAAAGATTGATTTTTTCATCAATCCCCCACGCAGAAGTGACACAAACCCCTAACATAATGGTTACTATAAGCATTATTACACACGATGGTATTCCTATAAGATAAAATATCTCACCATCGCCATATCTGTTTTTATCGATAATCACTCCTATTGCTATACAAATAATTGTTAAAAATAATATAATTATAAACATATTTACTCCTTTAAAAATCTCTACATTGTAAATCAATAATTACATACCCTCAGATTGACATTGTTTAATATAATTAACCGCTTCGTTTAATGTTTCAAATCCTCTATCGGTTTCCCAATATCCTTGATATGGATAACGAGAAGCGTGAACGTGATATTTATATCCCATAATTATTCCTCATTAACAGACTCACTACCAACCCTCCCATCCAATCGGAATCGGTTTATCATCCATAAACACACTTGAATTATCTTCACCGTTTTCACACAGTTTGATAACCCTTTTATACTGACCGTTAAATATCCGTTCAATATCTCGTACTTTTAATATGCTCAACGGATACTTACATTCTCTACAGACAAGTTCCTTTGCGTGTTTAGCCGTATCAGCCTTAACAAGCCACATAGAGCAATCTCCATAGTCACTCCATACGAGATAGTTTCTTATGATTCTTTCTTTTTCCACAAAATCACTCCAACTTGTAAACAGCTATATGTGTCATTCTGCCGTAGCGATTCTTAACTTCTTTAAGAGTAGTCGTGATATTATATCCTCTGTTCCTCAGAGTATAAATAATACCACTCAATCTCGTAGCACCAAAATTCTCAATAGCTTGCATACTTGTTATGCTACCATTTCTCTCCAAAAAATCTAAAACAGCGTCTATCTGTGATTTAATTCTATCGTTGCTCATTTTTTTCTCCTGTAAAGTTATCGGTTTCGATAAGTTTATCTATTACCGTTTTTACTATTTGAATATTTGTCATATTAGTTACGTTAAATCTCAACTTTTGTTTGTTTTTAAATCTAACAACAACTAACTCTTGAAATTTATCTGTAAACAAGTCTTGATAATATGTATCTAAAACATTGTCTGATAATTTCTTTAACAGATGGAAAAGTTCTCCACTAACAAACTGTGATTTCTCAAACAGTCTTACTCTGTTCATATCCAACCTCTAATTACTTCTTATTCTTTTTGGATTTCTTCTTCTTAACAACAAGAAAATCTCTCCAATACTTACTAAAGAAGCTGATTTTTTTACCAACGTCCTTTGTATCGGGAAGTAGTTTACGATTCACACCGGATTTATAACCCTGTGCAGCCATATTATTTCTTGCTATATTTCTTTTGAGAGTCCTTGTTCTTCTCGCCATATGCGTATCTCCTAACTTGAATTTTTTTGCTTATTAATTTCTAATATCGGAGATAACTATAACTATACTTACAATTATCTCCGACAAAAACTTTAAGTATATTTTAAAACCGAGGAAGGAATGAATAACAAACGAACCAAGTAATATTGAATGATGAAATAATGAGGTGTAGAGAAAAAGGGTAGGTTCTGTTTATATATTTATTTGAAAGGAGGTCAAAATACAATGAGAACATCTTTGTAATCGGCATTTTAATTCCTTCCTCGGAGCGTAGAAAGCTATTTATTTTTCTTCTTTAGATTCCTGAGTATCATCGGAGGCTGAATTTTCCTCTGTTATAAGGTCTGAGGTCTTGTCCTCATCATCTTCAATTCCGAGAATGTCACAGAGTTCACAAAGGCAGAATGAAATATCGTCTTTTCTAAAAACTCCATTCTCATTTACAACATCATACTGTTTAAGAACCTCAATTCCCTCGGCATAAACAAAATCCGATGGGAGAGAATTAAGTAAAAGTTTAACCGTTTCTGCGGTATCTGCAATCCACTCTGATGTTTTCTTCTTATACTTAACGACTTCCTCTAAGTCAGCCTTAGTTTCGTCCGTATAGATACACGGGGGAGTTAAGTAGTTTCTAAGAATCTTCATAGCAGAGTTTTTATCCACTCTAACCACTAATTTTCCGAAAGATTCATCGGTCGAACAATCGCCCTCGTTATGCTTATCAAGAACAGCACAACATTCCTTATAGCAATTATCGAAAACTTCCTCTATATCAGCGTTAAGGGTATCACTTGCAATAAGTGTTTCCTTTGCGTCCTCACAAATAGAAGCAAGAAGTTCATTCTGTGTAACTACCCACTTATCAACAAGTTTTTCCAAGCTGACAACCCTCGGGTCTTTAATTGTAATAGTTTCTGCATTTGTTATTTTATCCATATCTAATTTCTCCTTTGGTTTAAATATAATAGGTGTTTTACCACCTTGTTCCATTCGCAAATAAGAATCTGCTGTCTTTGGTTTTATAAAAGGCTCGATATACTTCATAGAATTTGCAACTAAATCATTCTTTATATCTTTTGTATCGAAATACTTTTTATATTCATCAAAACTCATTCCCATAATAGAAGTATCATTATCATAACTATGTACTACCATTTGTGGTGTATCTACTGTTGTTGGCAGTATAATTTCCATTGGTGGTATGAGTTCTGCTAATTTAGAAAATAAATCATCGGTTATCTTTTTCGTGGGTATCATCTCCATTGACCCCGTAGAACACCAATCCAAGCTATCACTCCTTTTTCTATACTATTCGTTACGAATAGTTAAATAATTAAAAATGCTGTGATTAGAATTACCGTTGCAAATCCAATTAATGCAGAATCCGCAACTATTTGAGTAGAAAGTGAGTATTTTAGTTCCCCAACAAAATCACGGAGCATAAGGCTCGTATCTTTTGTTAAACATTCTTCCTCATAGTCATTCTTAACGGCATTTCTAAGTTTAATATCAAAAATCAAATTAACAATTCCATAGACAATCATTAGGATTGCTAATATAATTGTTATAATATACATTTCATTAGTCCTCCCAACTATCAAAAAATCTTGTTGTGTTGTACTGTATAATAAATTCCTGTGTTTCGTGCCATTCGCCCTCACAGAGCGAACAGTCATACATATATAATATCCTGTGTTGAACCGCTGAGTTTCCCTCAACAAATATGTAATCTATTGCGTTCTCAACGTCATCACAAGTTTCATATTTATATCCGTAATACCTCATACCAGATATTACTTCCGAGATTGTGTCATATCCCCTGTAAACCATAGCGTCACGAACAGCCTGTGCAAGCAGACAACAACCCTCAAATCCTTCACCGCCGGATTCACCCATAACGAGATGTACTAATTCTATCCGTTCTGAATCCGATAAATATACGGATTGTGCTTTGTAGTTATAATCGGGGTTATCTATAGAAAAGAGATATTCACTACTTTTTACAGTTTTCTCTTTTGGTTTCTTTTGCTTTGGTTTAGTTTCTTTGACTTCCGTAGTAGTTTCTGTAGGAGCAGTCGTAGTTTCCTCGGATTTTTCCGTTGTAAAAGTTGATTGTGTTTCTGTTTCTGTTGGTTTTGTTTCTTTTATTGGTTTTTCATTCCGTCCTGTTACGCAGCTTGCACTTCCGATAATCAGAAATACAATAGCCGTTACAAGACAAAAGATTAATAATCTTAACCTATTTTTCCCATACCTATCCGTTTCTGTTTTTGTGTGTCTACATTCGTATCGCATATTCACGCTCCTTTAATTGAATTGGCACACTATCAACCTTTACTTTGGCGAGATTCCGTCCTACGATTCGGCATTATTACTACTAAGAACGTATTTCAGATTAAACCTCATCAGTTTATTCCTCAGTTCTTCTAAGTTTTGAGAAGTATGTTCAATCCGTTTCATATAGTGATTAAGAATTGCTTTAATAAACGTATCTCGTTTCGGTTGCAAACTTACATAATAGTAAATCCCATCCTCACGAAATAATGTATATAACATTTGTTCTAAAATGGTATTTTTAGAATCGTATATTACATCATTCTCCGTAACATAATAAGTATCAACACCATTATTCATCTCGGATACTTCCACTTCTCTAATAAAAATATTGTCAACCTCGGTAGAAATCGTACAGTCACAAAATTCGTGAACAAAAATTTTCATTGTTATTATCCACCTTGTTTAAATAATAAAGATATTAAATTTTTAAAAATTTGTGTCCAAATATCTTCTGAAATCGTTTTTTAAACTCGTAACAATCTGTGATAAACGACCTTTAGATATTCCACAAATTTCCGCTATGTCTTTTTTCTTCTTCTCTTGTACAAGTAAATCAAAAATCTTCCGCTTTATATCCGGCAACTTACTCTTAAATTCTTCGATAATAATATCCTTGACAACTTCATCACATACCGTGTCTTTGGTGTCCTCAGTAACGGCAATTTTATCCAATAGGTTAAATTCGTTACCTTCGTCCTCGGAATCCGCTTGAATGACAATAGTATTTACTGTTTTAGGTTGTTTGTTATCATAATACCTCGCAACATATAACTCGTGTTTAAACATATACTCCGCATACGTTCCGAAAGTACATTTACCTACTTCAAAGTTATGAGCAGCTTTACATAATCCTATAGCAAGTACACCATAATACTCGTCAACAGGTAGATTGTGTCTATGTATAAAACCGTAAATTAGATTATGATTATCCTCTACAAGTTTCCGTTGCTCCGCTGATAAATACATCATTAGGCACTCGCAAGTTCTCTCTCAACGCCAAGAGCGTCAAGTTTTAACCGATTAATTGCTTTTCTTTCACGCTCGTACTTCCAATATCTATACTTAATCAGAAGTTTGCTCAACCAATTCTGCTTAATATGGGAGTATTCAGAATCGTATATCTCACCTGTCACAACTCTCCGTCTATTAACGTGTCGTGTTGCGTCAGTAGAGAACACCACCTTTTCAACCCTCATCATAGCGAATCCCATCTTATCTTTACGCTTAACCTCCACCATAAGAATATCACCAATTTTCTTAAAGTATTGGTCGGGAGCAGACTTATCATAAGGTACTCGCCACTCATAGATTTTATCCGAAACAGTTTTCTTTCCGTCTTTTTCTCCGATAATTCTGCCTTTGACAAACTGTGCAGCTTGAATACAAGTGACATATTTTAGTCCTTTTTCTCTTGCTATCAGATACCTTATATATCCGTCCACCAACGTACCGTCCTCGGCTACGATAATAGGTTTATCAAACTCTCCTGTGCGTTCATAATAATCCCTCACACGCTCCATTTTAGTGGAGCGTGGGGTACTATACATAAACTCGTCCGAGATAATAATATCCTTAATCGGAATATCACCCATAAGATAAGCTGAGTTAGAGTTGTGTCTTACAATCATTATTCTTCCTCCTTTCCGTCCTCATAGAGAACAGTAAAATTATAATTGTTTGACATATTCTCATCATTAAAACTTACAAAATATTTTTTGTGTGGTAGATTAACTGATTTATTAATCTTAATCTTATCTAATCCACAACAGAATCTAACGCTTGCTTTTGCCCTAAATTCTTCAACAAATTCCGTAATTAATAACGAAGGATAACCGCCATCAGCACTTGCAACTGTTAAAAGAGGTCTACGGATAACAACACTACAAATAAGGTTGTCGTTTTTATCCGTAACAGCCATATGAATCATCTTAATCTTCTTGTTAAAAAGATTTTCTAACATATTGGCTAAAAGTCCATCCGGCAACTCACCCTCAAATAATTTACCAAAACCCTCTTTAAGTTTTTTTCCTACTGAATCAAGAGTTACACTATTGATTTTCTCATAAGCAGAAATATCAAATTTTTTATTCTTAAAATCCACTACGTTCTTCATTTGCTTTTGACCTCCCAAATTTTTTAACTATTAATTATTTCGTTGCAAATCTTAACGAATTTCTTTTTGTAGTTATCCACCTTATCAATCACATCTCGTTTAGTCTTACAATGGTAACGTGTTTTAAGGTGTTTCCAACCAAGCGGAGAAGTAATCTCAGAATAAATCTTGTGTCTTGTTTTTATCTTTTTATCCGTCCTATCGTCCAAATGCTCCGCTACTACGGCAATAATGTTCTCAGTATCGTCCGTAACAGAGAATTTACGAATAGGTTTAACAAGAGTTTCATTATCTGTTTGTGTTTTATCCGCTATAACACCAGCACCAAAATCTTCCGTTAACTGCTTTTGGAATATATCTCTAACTTGATATGCTGATTGTACAAACCAAGTCTGATAAACAGGGCTGTTAGCTATAGCGTTGATTGTAGATACGTTACAGTTCTCACAATCGTATTTAGTATTAAACTCATTTAATACCGCAGCTTCGCAGAATCCATAATCACGTTCCATAAACGCATAAATCAATTTATAACACTCTGCTATATCCATATTAGATAACTCAGAGATATTCTCCACTAACGGAGTAGAGATATATTTCTTCCAAGTATTGACCGATTTAACGTCTATCATCGGTTTTGATTGAAGAAGTTTAACTGTAACCGCTACGGTTTTCCTTAATTCCTCTATTTCCTTTGATAATATGTAGTTATCGCTGATTATCTGTTTTACTCTGAAATAGGAATTAACAAGCTGTCGTTGTACGCTCCAAGCTATATCGTCCGTGAACGACTTAACGAGCATTAAGTAACCGCTTTCTGTGAGAAGAATTACATTAGAGGGAGTACCACCTTGTGGTCGTACAATACCAAGCGTCCGAATTTCGGACGGCTGGGTTATATTAAAGAAATCCGTTCCCTCAATAAAACGTACTCGATTATCATTAAACCTCTTTCTCGCTGTTCCGTCCGGTCTACCGTGTACCTCGTCAATATCCTTAAACGTAACAACACGCTCACCCTGATACTCTTTGACCGATAAATCAAAGTCATTTATCTGTATTACATCATCTATCTGTGTTTCTCTAATCGCTATATTACTGTCCGACATAAAATAAACCTCCTTGTCGTAGAATTTTCCGTAAAATACGATTATATCTTGACAAGAAGGCTATAAATGATGTAAAATATTTCATAGATAGGAGAGCCTGTTGACCTAACAGACTTTTCTTGTCGCAACGCCCTATAGTGTATAAAGTTTGCCGACAGCATACGCTATAGGGTTCTCTTTACTTTTCAAAATGCTCCGTCAGAATCAGTCTAACTAAAGCTGCAAGTGAAACATTTTTCCGTTTCGCTTCTTCTTTTAAATCATTATATAATTTCTCCGGCATTTTGATGTTCAGAGTTTTATCATTCATACTATCCTCCTTTGCTATTATTCTACTACAAAAGTTGTAGTAAATCAATAGTAAATTGAAATTTCTTCATATTTTAACAAAATTGTAACTTTTTATAATAATTCCAATCATCCGTCCTACATTACAACTTATTTCAAAGTTGTAATAATAACAAAATCTCTCAGTAACTTTTGAGTCCATTAAAGAACACAGGGAAACCCCGTTGGTAGAAAAAAGAAAATAATACAATATCTTATTAGTGATTAAAAAAGCGAAAAGGAAACAAGTTAATACATTTAACTCTGTTATTTTGTCGGGCAGAAAGACAAAAAATAGCAAGGTGGTGTGATGTATTTGTTAAAAAACTACCATAATTCCCTGTGCTCTTTAAAAAACTCAAAAGCTACCTAAAAATTACTTGACTTTATCCATTAAATCAATTAAAATATCTGTAGTAATAATTGTCTAAACCGCCTTTATTACTAAAATTCTTTTGCTTATCGTCCTATGGGATTTCTCCGTAGGGCGATTTGTTTTATGTATCTATTATAGCAACGAAATTTGAACCTGTCAATAGAAAATCGAATATTTGTTCTATTTTTCTATGACAGTCCATTATTCAGGACAGTCCTTAACCACCAAATAACTCTCCTAAATGACCTTGCAGCCTGTTACGAATCCATACTAACGGCTTTTGATAAACTCTGTATTTATCCATAACCCTTGTAATAATCTCATTCTCGGCTGTTGTAACCTCAGAGAATTGCTTATTACAAATCGTTCGTAAATCAGAATCAATCGTCCTTAGTTCCTCATCTATATGATAGAACATACCGGAGTAGAAAAGATTTTGCGGAGTAATATTGTATTCCAATATATCTTTAAATAAATGCCGTAGCTTCAATCTAAAAGAGTTTGTAAAGCCCTCATTAGCCGAACCTTTGTATTTTTCAAATGCTATACGTTTGAATACTCTATCCGCAATAGTACAATCAAAGTCGTTTGATGATATTAAACCACCTCTGTTTAATTTATCCCACTTAGTATCCTCGGATAAATCAATCAAATCATAAGCAAGAGAACGAGGAATAGTAATTTTCCACTCGTGACCGTTATCATCACGCAGTTTTATTTCTCCTGTCTTATCATTAATATCCTTTGCTCTAAGATTGTTAAGTACGGTATAATCTTTACTCCATATTCCGTAATAAATGGCTCTTGCAAGTGTCGTATAATAGAAAGCATTTAACTCATCAGACCTGTCTACTTCTCGCAAATCTCGTGTTAATTTCTCGTGACTAATATATATAGGTTTAACAGAATCGTCCGAAAAAGAATCATAATTAAAATCGTTCATTATTTTTACACTATTATCATAACCGCAGAATTTAGCATACATTTTAAAATAAACAATACAACGCTTAATTCTGTCTACTGATGGTAGCTGTAATAGCTTTAAAATCTCCGTTAATTCGTCCTCAGACACATTTTCTAAGGATGTAAATCCATTATAACCTAAATCATAAAGTCGTTTGTACAGTCCGTAGAAGTCTTTAAACTCGTTTGGTTTAACCTCACGAATAAAGAAATCTAATACCTGTTCCGACTCGTCACGAAAAAACTCAATAGCTTGTATAGTAGTATCGGCTCTGAATTTCTCCGCAAACACTTCAAACTTGATATTCATAATTGACCTCACTTATATTATACAATGAATTTTTCAAAAAGTTTAGCTTGAATTAAAAAATTTCATATTTTCCTCCTATGTTAATTCTACACCAAAGTCAAGACTATTAAATACTTCCTCAATTTCTTCATAAGTGATTCCGATATAAGTTAGCGTGACTAATGGTGATGAATGATTAAATATCTTCTGTAAAAGCTGCACTCTCGCAGTTTTGTCCTTTGCGTTCTGATAAGCCCAATAACCGAAAGTCTTACGCAGAGAATGACTACCAATATTATACGGTAACTCAGCGTCTTTCGCTAAATTATCCATTATTCGCCATAACTCTTTAGCTTTCAGCGGTACAACATCTCCGTAATCGTTACACTTTTGGCTCGGAAATAAATAATCATCTATCCTACAACCAAACTCCTTTTTATAATCTGCTACTACCTTTTGTACCACAGGATTGAAGAACAGAGTAACATACTTATTCTTATTTTTGGTTTTCTCCGGCTTAATAACGTAACTTTCCTTCATATGACCGAACCCATCCATAAAGAACGAGAATTGCAACTTAACTAAATCACTCGCTCGGATTCCAACATTAATTCCTACAACAAATAACATCTTATTCCTCTTAGCAAGTTTATATTTAGTTGAGTTTCCTCTCCATCTCTCTATTTTCTGATTCAGTACATCTATACACTTCTGAATATTCTCCGACTCTCTAATCGGATATACTTCTTTGCTATGCTGCTGATTTACGCTCGGTCTTTTAGGCTTCTTCTCAGTTTCTATAACCTCTAAAAATGGGTTAAAGTCTATGATTTTCTCAGCCGTAACACACATAATATCCTCCTTAATATTATTCATCGTGTTTAAATAATAATACTGCTATTTCTCGTCAGCCTACAGAATTTTCCGTAGGCTGACTTATTTGCTATCGTGATAACGTCCATACGCTCCTGATTTAATCTTCTGCATACGAACCTTTGGCGGTACTCCGTTCAATACGTCCTGTCTGTATTTATCCATATTGAAGTCCTTTGCCGTAGGCTCTGTATTCTCTTTAATAGTTTCTCCTACACCAAAAATAGCTGCTAAAATTCCTAACATTGTTAATTATACACTCCTTTTTTTGTTATTGTCAAGTGATTTAAGTGAAAAAAATAAATTTTCCACTTAAAAATTATGTTTTAATTCCTTAATATTCTTTTATTATATCAGTTACATCATCGACTTTAAAATCCGTTATTTTACAATCAAATTCAATTGTTATACATATAATACAGTTACAATTTGGACATTTATATAATAATTCTCCACTACCCCCTTTTAAAGCCGTGTTCGTCATCTATGCCTATTTCCATACTGTTCTGATTATATGTTTCATATGGATTCAATTTATTTCCATTAAGATTACATTTTGGACATCTGAATTTATTTATATTAGACACCTCATTGACCTCCTTATTCTCCATTACTAATATCCACTTGCATTATATCATCATCCGTGACGTAATACAAGGTTAATTTAATATCCTGTGTTATAAATTATATTAATAATCTCACAAACCTGTCTTATAATCTCATCCTGTTCTTTGGTAGAAATATTTTCGTATTGTCCGTAAACATATCCGCTGACATATTTCTTTGCGTTCTGAAACAACTCTCGTCTTTCATCATCCGTCTTTGTATCAGTTATAAGCATTTCAAAATACTCATACGTCCTGTTAATTCGTCTATTTCTAACTAAATACTTTGTGTATTCATCGTAGCTAATTAATCCGAGAACCCACTCATCCTCAGTATGATTCCAAAAATACCCTCTTAAATCAGCTAATGTCATTTCTCCGCTAACAAGTTTATCGAAAACCCATTTTGCTTCATCTTCATTAAACCCCGACAAAGTTAGTCTGAATCGCTCTCCGCTGTCTATCCACGGCTTTTTAGCGTTCTTAGCTATAGGATATGCACCTATATCAAATTTTCCGTTCCAGTCCTCAATCTGAATATCCACTCCGTCCGGAGTTTTACCTCTTTTAATAACTTCCATAATTGACCTCCTGTTAAAATTAAGTTTTTAATTTGTTACTTTAAAGGTATCATAGCATTTTGTATAAATTCCTTTTCTTCCTTGCTCAAATCAGTTTCAACAACTTCATCCTCATACCATTGTTCATATATCCACTCATTTGTATCTCGATGGAATTCAATATGATAAAAATAAGACTCTCCATTTTTATCAAAAAATTCTCCATCACCAAAATCAAACACGACAGATAAACCATTATAGCTACAATGCCCTTGCTCTATTGATTCTATAACGGAGTTTTTAATTTTTTCTCTAATCATAATATCCTCCTTAATTTGCAACCTTAATAATCAAATGCTCCGTATTATCAACCTTCGCCGTATACTTCGCTCCGTCTTTTGTTATCTTCGTACCAAGATATTTTTCCACAGCTTTAACTCCACCGTTCACGAACACCGGCTTATTAGTCGCAAGCTGCTTGTTATAATCTCGCTCGTTCTTAACCTCATTTAAGTCTACCGACTTTATCATAAATGTCAAAATTTATTCCCCCTTAACTTTTAATCGACTCTTGATATATCATATAGCGTTTTACCCACATATTATAATTATCTTTTGTTAAATCTTCTTTTGAAATATCACTTACTAAATTATAGGGTAAAGAATCATCTGTACCCACATCAAATAATATTCTTCCATCAGCAAAGAAATAAATATAACTCAAAGACCTATAACAATCTATACGTATCCACTCTATCTCCTGTTCATAGATATATCTTTCCATACAAAAACTCTGTATAGGCTCTCCATTAATCTCTATCTCCAACTCAGGATTGAATTTGTGTAGATAAATAATCTGTTTAATATCTGTTAAATCTCTTACTCTTTTTCTTACTATTGAAATCAGATTATTAATATCGTCCAATATATCCTCATATAACGGTATTCCGTCATACTCATTATCTATCCACTCATCATAACAAATAGGTGACATACCAGCATACGCTCCATCAGAATGTTCCTCAGCCCAGTTCTTAATATATTCAATATAAAGTTTCCATTTATTATCCATAATAATTCCTCCTGTTACTTGAAATTACTTGAAAATCTTACTCAGAATCCGTCCTGTTGCGAACACAATCCAACTCCCCAGACCTTCAAATGCAATCAAAAGTCCGACAAAAGCGAATAACAACAAAACCGTTGCGTCCTCACCATAGAAAAGTCCACTATAAGCTATTGCAATACAACCTATGACTATTCCGAATCCGATTATCCTACGCAGTACAGATATTCTCGCTTCACGTTTCCGCTGCTTTTTCTGTTCCGCTAAGTATCTCTGAACGTGTCGAATCCTCTTGCGTTCTTCGGTTAAAATCTCCGCTTTATAGCTGTCTACGTCTATGTATTCAAGCATTTTGTCACGCTCCTTTATCTAAGTACGCACATTTATTAATTAAATCCTCGTACATTTCACCGAAATCACAACCGTAATTTTCCGTAAACCAAACTACAGTTTTTCTCAAAGCTGCTAATTCCTGTTGTGTTAAATATCTTTTGTAGCCACCATATTTAATATAGTAATTAATAGTTCCGCAATAACGCTCAAATCTAACTATATATCTATTATTAGCCACAATATTCCCTGTTTTTGAATCATAAGAAAATCCATTAATTTTCATTTTGTCACGCTCCTAACCTAAATTAATTCCGTAGTGCTGATATAGTTCTTTTTTCTCCGTGAAAATCAACACTCCCTTGTCATATAACTTATCAATAAAATATCTAATATATCCTTTGTCGCTCTCTCCGGCTAACTGTTGTTTTACGTCCTCGACCAAAACCGGAGAATTATCTCTGTATGCTCCCATATTATTCCTCCTTAATAATTAAAAACTCCATAAGATAATAGTAGTAATACAAGTATTCATCCCAATAACAATCATCATCCACCGCAGCTTTACGGAAATCCTCTAAACAATCATAAATTGCAGTAATAATATCACAATCATTATTTCTTTTACGATATTCCTCTACCGTAAATCCTTCCGCTGTACTATCAAAATTAAACCAATATTGACCTATTTGACAAACAACACCGTCCTCGACCTGTCTAATAGTGACAAGACCTTGATTATATCCACGTTCAATCATTTTTTTTGTAATTAGCGTGTCAATCTCTGCTTCTTTCATTTTTTCACAAACAGAATCCACATACTCATAGAATCGCTTTTCAAATCCGTCAAATTCCTGTATGAATCTATGAATACACTCTATATCAAGTTTTTCTATATCACATAATTTTCCGTTATAGTGATTTACTGCGTGAACATCGCCGTAAATATCAACAAATAAATCTGTGTTTCCGTTCGCTCCACCATTTTTAATACCCACTCCCTCAATTGAAATAGGCTCTCCGACAATACCGTGTACAGTTTTTCCACCATAGAATCCGACTTTATGACGTATACCGTCTGTATAAAAATTACGCTTTTCATCTTCATAGCCATTAACTCGCTCGTAACCATTGATACACATTCCATTATCAAGGCAAGCCCGACCTACTTTGATTACTTCGGCTATTCTCTCAGCCATACAAGCAATCGTTTGTACTGCCGTTCCATATTTAAAAGAATCCACATAGGAATTGCGTGTTGCAATATTCTTCTTACGCTGACTATATTTATTAATCATCTCTACTCTATCCATAATCTGACCTCCTGTTTTATCCATTGGAGCAAATCACCGACCGGCAATTCGCTCCGTTCTCCGTCCTGTTCCTGTTAAGCTGCAAAATCTTTTCTAATTTCATCCGCAGTATAACTCTCATCGCTTATTCTCATAGGTACGACCAGAGCCAAATACTCCGCATTTTCAAGTATTAACGGCTTTAGAGTTCCGCTATACTTAAACATAAATTCCTCTTTATCGAACACATTAACAGCGTCCAGTAAGTAACCACAATTGAATCCACAGTCTATCTCCGCTGTGACCTCATCTTTAGCCTTGACTAAATCCGTAGTCTTATAAGTTACCGTGTTTATATTCATCAGAATATCTCCGTCATAACTCATAATTCGTGTAGGGCAAGTGATACCCTTATCACTCTTTGAATACTTCTTATATTCCTTTAGAATATCCGTAAATTCCTTTACATTCTCGACCGCAAATTCCGCTGTTACGTCTTTCGGTACAACCTGTTTCCACTCCAAAAAATAACCGTCAAGCAATCTCGAAGTATAAACAAAATCTTTTCCGTAAAATGTTATGTGCTTACCGTCACAATATACTTTTAAACCGTCTGTAGCCTTGCCTATCAGTTTATTTAAGTCTGCATTAATGAATCCGGCTGCGACCGCTTTTGTGCCGTTATTCGTCCACCAGTCGCATTTACGCACAATCATTCTACAATCGTCAATAGCAACTATCCCTTTATCCACACTATCGAAAAGAATCCCTGTGTAAATCGGTTTAGACATATCATCCGATACTGCTGCTGATACCGTCTTAATCGACTTGATAAAATCCTGTCCGTTCTGAACGTCCATAAAATCGTTATCCGCTGTCTGCTCGACCTCGTAATATTCAATCATATCATCCAGTTTAGCGACCTGTGCTACCGTCATTTTCTTTTTATCTGATTTAGCATAACAAGGTTCATTTTCTCCGCACTCGTCAGCTTGAATTGCGAATACTCCCTTTACTGCTCCGATTTTTTCCAGTTCCGCATAATACAAAGTTGCTACTCCGTATTCCTCGATTTTAATGTATGGAATCGCAAGTTTACATTTATGCTCCAGTGAGTTACTTTCGATAAAAACTCCGTTCTCGTTCGCTCTGATAATCAGTCCGGCTAAGAATTTACAAGCACCGCCTTTATATCTCTTTGCTATGGGAATAATTCTCTTTATAGCGTTATTAAATTCCTTTGAGTTGACATAAAATTTCATTTTTAAATCCTCCTATTAATTATAATTTTCTGCTAATCGCTTATTGCAAAAGAAGTGATAACCTGTTGAACATTCATCAAATCCTCTATCAAAATCTTCAATAATTACCTCATCACCAATACAATATGTGGTTTCTCTATCCCATATAGAAATACCAATTTTTTCTCCGCAAAAATCACCTATAATATCAATAATTTTCGCTTTATTAGTACGGCATTTTGAATCTATACTTCCTCTGATTTCAGCGTCCTTTGGAATCTCTGCAACTACAATCACACCAGCAACACATTTTTTATATACTTTTTCCGGCGGTTCTATAGTTCTAATAATAGGTAATTTAATCATATTCTGTTCGCAATAGCGAATAGCTGTCTGACGTACTCGCCAATCCTCGTCTTTAAGCCAACGCTCGATAACCTCAATCGGAACATCTTTTCCGCTACAAGCGTTCATAGCTGCCTGACGTACATCACAATCCTCGTCTTTAAGCCAACGCTCGATAACCTCAATCGGAACATCTTTTCCGCTACAAGCGTTCATAGCTGCCTGACGTACATCACAATCCTCGTCTTTAAGCCCACGCTCGATAACCTCAATCAGAACATCTTTTCCGCTACAAGCGTTCATAGCTGCCTGACGTACTCGCCAATCCTCGTCTTTAAGCCAACGCTC